AAGGTATTCTAGAGCTTCAGCATAATTAATCAAGTTGTTGTTCAGCTGCTTTGCAACTTCTACTTTGTAATTTGACATAATCTATTATTGCTCATAAATAAAAAATGGGGGCTTGAAGGCCCCCATTTTTTATTCTTCTTCGAACTTCGGTACTTCTGTTTCTTCGTCAAAACCACCATAGAATTCATCATTCAGGAATGAAGGATCCACTTCAACTTCAGGTTCACCCTCTTCCTTCTTGCCTTCTTTGACAGCTTCAGTTACAGCCTTGATTTGAATGTCCGAAAGCTTAATTCTTCCACAGACATATTCAAATCCAGTTTTGGATGTGTCTCCCCTAGTTAATACTGAGGGGGCTGGTGAATCCATAAGAATCTTTACAAATTCATATTCGTCTTTAGTTTGACCAAAGATTTCACCTGTGTTCACATCAATGTACTTGTAGACTTTTCTTAAGACAGAAACATAGCCCTTTTCCTTTGTGGAAGGATGGTTAAGAGTTCGGTGTAAGAAATCTTTAACTGGATTGCCTTCAAATTTACCAAAGTAAATTGGAAATTCTGCAATTGTATCAGGCTCGGATTGTCTTGTTTTCTTCATTAAACACTTGCTCCGACCACCAATTCGTTCGCCATTATCTCCAATAATTTCAGCTGATGCGCCTTTCATCTTAGTAAACCAAAGTCTCATTGAGCTAAAGTAACCAATAGCTTCTCCGCCAGTGGACTTTAGAACAAATTCATGTTGCATTCCGCGCTTTTCAGAACTGTATCTAAGTTGGTTGATCAGGACAACAATTGTTCCTGTTTTACCACAGATTTCAGTTAATTTGGACACAAATCTGGAACAGAATTTAGCATGAGCACCAAGCTTATCAGCATCAGATAATTCCTTATCATGGTTTGCCATAGGAATCATAGCCGTAATTGAGTCAACAATAATTAGGCCATATTCACCAGAATCAGCACATGCCCAAATCCATTTACCCCAATTTTCAGCAGAGCCTAAATTCTCATAAGTCTCAAAGAGTTCAGCATTTCTTGTGTCAACACCAATAGCTTGTGCTCTTTCGTCAGAATACGAATATTCTACATTCATTACAGCTACTCTAAGGCCCATAGCTTGAGCTTGAGCAGCCATTTTTAATGCAGTGTAGCTTTTACCAGATGAGTTTTCTCCAGCAAATTCTGCTACAGTTCCCTCTTTAATTCCACCGTAAGGTCCCATAAGACCATCAATTTCAACAATGCCAGTTGGAATGTAAACCTTGTCGCTTTCATCTAGATCTTGACCTAAATGTACGCCCTCTGGATTTAACTTAAATGCATTTAAGCGAGCCTGAATTTGTTTTCTTCGAGCTGTTGCCCTGTCTTCTGGGCTAATTGATTGCTCTACAACTTCTTTCTTAGAATCTTTTTTTCTTGCGGTCATTTTATTCTCCATATTTAAAAATAGCCCCCTTTTGGGGGACTATTTTAGTCCAACATCAAATCAAGATCATCTTCTTCAACGAGATTTACATTGAAGTCATCATCTTCCTCTACCTTAGGAGCTGGAGCAGGCTTGGCTGTATACTTGCTCTTAGCCTTAGGAGCTGGAACTTCTTCTTCATCTTCGTTAACATCAAGATCTTCAACTGAAGTAGTGTCATTTGCTGTCTTGACTGGAGTTGGCTTGAAGATTTTATTCAATTGATAGCCATAATTGAACCACGCTGGATAATTCTTAAGCTCAGGATCCTCAGAGAAGATTTCTTCGAGTTCCTCATCGGTAGGAACTCCTGCTTCCATTAACAGTTGTATGTCAGAGTCTGAAATAACATCAGCCTTAGGAACAACTGAGATTGTATAGTCAGGGTTATTAGGTTGCTTAGGATTATAATCAACCTTAATAATAATGTTATGAGCCTTTTGACCGCCTAAAAATGTGCATGCTGCATCTGGATCATCAGCATCAATTCCAGCATTGTCATTTGCAAGTTCATTCTCTTCTTCCTTCTTAAGAATGCCTTCAATAAAAAGCATCTTGCCCTTTTGAAGCACTGCAACTTCATTCTCAAAGAAGGTCTTGCCATTGGCATCCTTGTATGGCTTGCGAATAATTACATTCTGTGCAAACTTTTGTGTAACACGATAACCTGCGCTCTCCCAAGGGCATACGCCATACTTAGGATTATTTTCGGTGCAGATTCGGTTGAATTTCTTCTTCTCATAAAGATGATCATCATGGAAACCAGTTTCTACCCAATCCATTTTCTTTGTGGCAGGATTAAGTTTTTGTTGATATCCAGAAGCTTCCTTGTATGCAAAAGGAAATCCGATTAGACGAAGCATTACTTGCTTTGTTGGGTTGTTCTTATCAACCTTGAGGTCAACCCACTTGATACCTTTATAATTGCCACCATTTGATGGCTCGTTCTTCATGTTCTGAAGCTTTTCTCGAGTATAACGAGCTCCCATAATTATTCTCCTTGAGTCTTAAATTTAATTTGTCGCTTGGACTTTCTGAATGACTCTTTCTTACTCTTTATTATCTTATATTTCTAACGAAAAAAGCACTGGGTGGATTAATTTCCACCCAGTGATCTTACACGCATTCCCATAACTTTTTTTGTATCTTCTTCTATCTCTGTATCAATGTCTTGCATTGATTTGTAATTTAATGAAATGCCTTCATCTTCATAACTGTGATTAACTCGCATCAAGTTATCAATATGTTTAAGATTTGCTGACAAGTTTATAAACATAGAATCTAAAGCTCTTGAAGTTTCAGTAAGATAAACTAGAATACCTTCAGCATACAGTGCCTCAATTTCAAAAGGTCTAACTCTATAACCTGCATTAGCATTTCTCTCCGAAGCTGTGCCAGTGTATAAGCAGTGGGCTGTTTCTTTTAATGATTTAAATGCAGTAGACGCTATTTTTTGATACCTGGAACACTGGCTCAACAATTCTGAAAGTCTATGCCTATAAGCATTTAATCTAGCGTAAACTTTAACAATTTCAGCCCGATCAAAACACTCTTTAGTTGGCGTGGCAAAATTCCATGAACCCACTTCCTGATAAATCTCATGCTCTGATGGTCTTTCGCACAAGAGCAGTTGATCTTCAAAAAGTTTTACATCCAAATCAAAGTTATCATTGTTTAAATTTGATTTTCTCTTTTTGATTTGTGAAAAGATACTCTCGCTCTGAACGGGTTGTTCTTCTAGTATTTCATCTAAACTAATTTCTTGAAATTCTTCCATTTTATCCTCACAACAAATCATCAGGGAATAAATCTAATGACTTCATTCGTACTTTCTTAACGTCCCTTGTTCTTTTGGGAAGCGTATTTTCAAAACCAAACAAATTATCATCGTCTCCAGAAAGCATTTGTTCCATAGGTGAAATAACTTTATACTTTAGCTTTGCTACTCTTTTGGCTTCCTTTTCTTGCTGATTTCTCTTCTCAACAGAAGCATCCCACATTTCCATTATTTGCTCTACTGTTTTACTTTTGACACCAGGCAAACAATCCAAAGCATTTGCATGAGCTAAAGACTCTATCATACCTCTGTTAGGGCGAGCCCTCATAGCAAGGTCATCTAAGTCTTCATAAGGCTGATTATCTACAATAGACTTTGAACTGTCACCCACCCCCTTTACAGAATTCAATGGCAAAAGAATGTCTCCACGCTTATTAACTGTAACACTCAAACCACTTTCATTTACGTTAGGTGTCTTTACATGAATGCCTTCAGCAGAGCATTCTCTGCGGTATACAGCCATCTTATCCTCATCATCACGGTCACACTGCATACAAGCAGCTAGCCATTCAGAAGGGAAATAAGTTCTAAGATAAGCAGTTGAATAAGCTAATAATGAATAAGCACAAGCATGACTTCTATTGAAAGCGTAACCAGCAAATCCTTGTAATCTTTGCAGTACTTCTTCGATAGCAGCATGTGGAATGTTGTTCTTAGTAGCCCCTTTTCTAAACTTTTCACAAATCTCTGCAAACTCCTTAGGCATTTTCTTGCTCACAGCTTTACGAAGTTTATCTACATCATTATGATTGAAACTAGCCATTTTGCGACCAAGTTCCATTGCTTGTTCTTGATAAACTGGAATACCATAAGTTACACCAAGAATGTCCTTGATGATAGGGTGAGAATACTTTACACTATTTGGATTTTTCTTACCATCTGCATAGTTAGGAATAAATTGAAGGGGGCCTGGTCGGAATAGAGCATTGATAGCAATAAGGTCTTCAATACAGTCAGCCTTAACTTCTTTCAAAGCTTTTTTCATTCCAGCAGAAGCAAACTGAAAAACAGAATCAGTTTTACCTTCTGTGAAAATCCTAAGTACTTTAGAATCTTCATTGCCCTCTAATAATTTAATAAAGTTTGGAATCTTATCCGCTCCGTGTCGTGTCTCAATCATATCAAAGCATAAAGCAATCATTGTAAATGTGGCAAGTCCAAGAACATCATACTTGGTGAGACCAACATGAACAACATTACCCATGTCAAATCCAGATGCTAACACGCCCTTTGAGTTTTCTAATGGTGCATGTTCTGCAATAGGTTCAGAAGCAAGCAATACGCCAGCAGCGTGAACGCCAAAGTTTTGAATTACACCAACAAGCTTTTTTGCAATTTTGATTTCTTCGGGCCACTTTGATGCATAAGAAGCAAATTCTGGAGATTCCTCAAGAGCTTCGTCAATAGTAATTCCTGGGCGAGAAGGAATTGATTTTGAGATGTCCTGCGCGCGATAGTGTGTTTGATCACCATGCTTTGCCTGGAAAGCAGAACTTACTTTCAAAGAACCCATCACAGCTGCTTTTGCCTGATAAGTGCCCCATGTGCCGATTTGGGAACATTTGTCATTTCCAAATCGATTTCTCATCCAATCAATAACCTTTTCTCGCTTTTGTTTATCAACGTCAGTATCAACATCGGGGAGTTCAGCAATACGAGAAACGACTAATTCAGTTTCAGGTTTTTCATCAGTGATGCCTAGTGCCCAGGCAGTCCAAAGCTGACAATCATTATTTACACTTTTAATACCCTTGTTTGCCACATCAATGATGTAGTTAGACAAGCCCTGATTTTCAAGAACCCAAAGTTCTTTATAAATTTGGGGGGCATGCTCAGGATTTTGCTCAGCAACAAGCTCCATCTTTTTTCTTAATTCATTGTTGGCAATGTGTAAATCTGTATTAGTGCCTTGTTCTCTCCAAGCATCGACAGGAAGATCAGAAATTTCTACTTTATACTGTTCACCACGGCCAGGATTCAAAAATCTTTCAAACATAAGATTCCAGCGCAAAGGGTCAACCGTACAAACTTGTAGACAATAGTTAACAAGTGAGCCAACTCCAGAACCGCGTATTCCGTAAAGAATACTTTCTGTCTTCATGTAATTAGCCATTTCTCTTTCGATAAGGAAGTAGTCAACTACACCCATGTAGCAGATAGTGTCAATCTCATAGCGCAATCTTTCTACATAATTTTTCTTAGCAGAATGACCAAGCTTAGCTAGGCCATCAAAAGCCAAATACGCAAGATAGGCTTCATTAGGCTTATGATAAGGATAATACTTGGCCCTGAATCTATTAAAACGCTCATCATTTTCTGGGATAATGACTCTGGGCAAGAGATGTGGTACGCCAAGCTTCATGAAATCTTCAACAGATTCACTTAACAATACAGTATTGGTTAAAGCCTCTGGAATCTTAGTTCCAAAGATCTTTTCCATTTCTTCATATGTTTTGAGATGAAAATTCTTAGTAGAATAAGCTTGAAATTTACCACTGACATTATTGTCTTTGTCTTGATCTCTCATGCTTATGTGCAATTTATGAACTTTCCAATCTTCTTGTTCAAGATAATGAACATCATTGGCACAAACCATAGGAAGATCGAGTTTACGGGCGATTTCATGGAGGCCAGGAATCAAAATGGTTTTTTGCTCCTCAATACCATGATAGTGCATTTCGATGTAGTACCTATCTTGGTATTGACCTTTGAACCATTCCGCAACTTTCAAAGCTTTGTCTTTTTCACCACGAAGCAAGAGCTGAGAAACTTCACTACCCATACAGCCAGACAAAGCAATCACACCCTCGGAATGCCTTGACAATACATCTCGGTCAATAGTTGGTTCGTAGTAATAGCCTTCTTCAGCACCAATAGAAGCCATCTTAAGAAGATTTCTATAGCCTTTTTCATTCTGGGCCAATAAAGTTAAATGATTGTGCTTGGGCCTTCTTTTTTTGCCGTCAATCACAACTGGGTTTTTATCGAATCTATCATGGTAAGTATAAAATTCACAACCCAAAATAGGCTTGATCTTATTCTCTTCGGTAGATTCTTTACGACAAGCAGAGACAAATTCTATAGCCCCTGATATTCTGCCATGATCTGTGATTGCTCCAGCTCTGAAACCCATTTCAGATAGCTTTTTAGCATATTGAGATGGAGATGGCAGAGCATCTTGAACTGAGAAATGAGTGTGTGCATGCAAATGCACGAAATCTTTATTTTTATTGCACATAAGTTCCCCCGCGCCTCTTCAGCGTAATACAAGGTTTGATATTAAAGTTATACTTATGTATAATCGTTTTAATTCTCGAATTAAATAAGGAGGAAAAAATAAAATGGAAGCTTATTGCGTAAAGTGCAAAACTAAAAGACCAATGAATAATCCTGAATCTGTGACCATGAAAAATGGTAAGCCTGCTACAACAGGCACATGTTTAGAATGTGGAACAAAAATGTTCAAAATTGGTGGTAAGTGAAATAAGGAGTGCTAAATGCACTCCTTATTTTTTTTAGACCATTTCTTTTCATGCTGCCAAACCTCAACAGTATGACCTTGTGGTTTTTCATTTAATTCATCAATTTTTTCAGAATCAGGATTTACCATTTTCCATACATAAAAGTTTTCATTCGGCGATTTTACTTTTGATAAAATCAAGTCTTTATCAACAACATTTTTAGCTCTTGTATAGAAAAACTTTTTACGCTTGAATGTATCTCTGTTGTCTGCATCAATTATTCTAAAAGACTTTGGTCTTTTAGAAATCTTTCCCCTTGAGAAATCTTCACAAGAATAGCTATTACCCATCTGTTGTGCAACTATGTACTTGCCATCTTTTTGTAATACCCTTATTGCTTTAGCAGATTCTTTGAACATTATCTTTGCTTTTTTATAATATTCATAAGCTTCATTAATGTTATCAAATTGCTTATCTAAAAAACAGTAATTTTTTTTCTTAGTAATGTTATCAGATGTGGTAATTCTTCTTTTTATAGTAGAGGAAGATACTCCCAAATTACTTTCAAGTGACTTAATCGTGATAGGTTTATTTTGACCATATCTAGCAATAACAAAACTACACAAGAAAGATTTTAATTCACTGGTATTATCATGTTTGAATAAATCTTCCATTTTGATAAGAAAAGGTTGTGTTTTTGAAATTTCAAATGACATAATTTCAATTACTTTATTTATGCCATAAAGATAAACAATTTTTGACCCCTTGCTTCCTGTAGGTTCTTGCCAAAATAAATTAATACCCTTTTTGAAAATTTCATAACTGTAATTACTATTACATTTAGTGATTTCTCTAACAATTTCTAAACAAGTGTGCAATGTAAATTTACCTGTGCCTTGTTTATGCTTGTCAATTGTTCTAAGAGCAAGCCAGATCGCACATACGTCCAATTTTTTAATTTTTGATGCTGTTGAAATCAATTCTGGATTTATTTCAACTTGCAATTTACCAACAGGAATTGCCCTAGCCATTATTCATGCTTTCTGCTAATTTTTTGAACTGAGCTTCGATTCCAGATTGCAAAATGTAAAGATCAATTTCAGAATCAGGCATACCAAAACTAGACAAAAGAGTTTTAATAAAATGTAATTTTGCAGCAAAAGTTCCAGTGAGTTTTACTTCAAAATCAATTGAGTCAACATTTGTTTTCAAGGCTTCTTCTGCGAGTTTCACTGCTTCTGCTACAGATCTTTCAGGATTCCATTCCAAGCCCTCTACAGGTATTAAAACTTTATTCGGATCTTCAATCATTTATTGCCCCCTTTAATCTTAATTTCATGTCATTACCTAAATTTTTCCATAATCTATTGAGATTTTTGTAATCTTCTTTCATTATAAATGAATCAGCTTTTTCATAAATCGTCTCAACCCATTGTATTTCTGAAGATTTGAATTCTGTTTTGTTCTCAAAGTTTTTAAGTCTTTCGGCTAAAGATCTTAAAAACTGGACTGGTGAAATTCCTCCTGGCAAATCATATTCGACTTGATAATTCAAATAATCATCAGCTACATTATTTATGTCTCTCAATGCTCGGTAGATTTCACCCTCTTCTAAATCAGGATTTATGCCAGTGATAAGCATAACTCTTTCAACTGCTTGTTTGAAGCCCAAGCCCTCCATTTTTCTGACAAAACTTATCAAATCACCAGAAGCTCCACACCCAAAGCAATGAAATGAACCTTTATCTCTATTTACTCCAAAAGAAGGGCTAGAATCGTCATGGCCTGGTAAAGGACAATTAGTGTTGAACCATCCATTGGCTTCCTGAGGAAAGAACAAATCATATTCCTGCTCAAGAATTTGTATGATGTCTATCTGTTGAAGCATTTCTCTTATAGCTTTGATGCTTGAATCATTGAAACTAATTTTTCTATTATCACCCAATAGATCTTCTTTATAATCTTGCAATGATATTCTAGGCATTACCAATCATCTCCCAAATCAATGTCATTTATAGTTAAATCATCAACATTAAAACTAAATTCCTCATCATTAATAGACACATTTACATTGCCATTATTATCTTCAGACGTAGTTGTTCGGGTTTGCCTGTCTTCGTCTGACTTTTGCTTCTCAGAAGGCGATAAACCTTTCATTCTTCTCATGTCAGCTTGTTCTTCCATAGTCAATTCTTGGATTGCGTTAAATTCGGGCGCAACTCTAACACAATAAGGGGGCACCCAAGCATCACGACCCTTTGCCATATGAACTACAGCAATGTTTGTATCCTTGTCAGGCTCTAAAACAAACACATAATGGGACTGGTGCATAATGTGCTGACCACCTGATGCTGCTGACTGGTCATAAGTATGTGCCTTGCCTGAGTCCTTTGACTTACGACTATCCCTGATAGTGTCTCTATTAAGCTGCTGAGCGGTCAATACAGGAAGATTATGCCTTCTGGCGATCCTCACCAAGCCATCGAATGCCAACTCATGTAATTCCCAAGATTTAGCAGTTTTAGGAGCATTTCTTGTTCTCATTTCACCAATGTAGTCGGCAATAACAATGTCTGGCTTACCTTTAGTTAAAGTAAGCTCTCTGATTCGCATGTCCACATACTCAGGTGTTGGATCAGTGTCGGTAAAGTCATACTCAAAATAAGGGCCACCATGCATGCCTTGAAGTTTCTCAGCAAGAGACTTAACTTCATCTAAGTCCAAGCCAGACCTTTTCAATTCCTGAAATGGTACAGAAAAAGCCAAACTCATGTGGCGAAGTAAACAGTCCCAAAGAGAAAGCTCAAATGAAAAATACAATACATTCTTGCCTTGTTTGTGTGCATTATAGGCCCAGTTCAGGAGCTGTAATGATTTACCACCACCAGAAGGTCCAAGAACAACTGTCACCTGACTTCCCCTAAATCCAGATGTTCTGCGGTCCATTTCATCATAACCTGATAAAATTCCAGGGGGCTTGGTTCTTTGCTTCTCATACTCTCTTAAAAAGAAGTCTGAAGATTCAGAAATATCAAGTGTCTTTTTCTCACCAGGCTCAGTAGATAGTTCTGTTTCAATGTCTTTAATGCAATCTAAAACATGATTGACGCCATCTTGCAAGCCTTTTTCGATCATCAAGGAGTGGCCAGTAGTATGCATGTCTTGCCAAATTGAAACTGCCCTCCTTTGTTTCAATTGCATGAGTAAATCATGTAATTCATTAGAATCATGATCTAGGTCTACAATCTCTGCCCACATGGTAAGGAACTTACCCTTATGAAGATCAGAAATGCCTTTAGAAATCATTCTATTTTCAAGTACAAGCTCAGTCATTAAGCTACCATCTGATTCATCAAAATAATTGAAAATAGTTTTGACTAAATTATAAGTATAGCTTGTCTTTGAGCCTTCTTCAGAAAAAGAAAAATGCTCAGGTGTAATGTTCAAAGCCTTTGCCCTGATAACAGCGGCTTGGTCAGTTATCATGTGTTTGATAACTTGCTTTTCTAATTCTTCTCTAGATAATTTCATTTCTTTACTTTCAAGACGCGAATGGTTGTGGAGGCATTGGTGTTGGCAAAGTAATCTTAAAGCAAGAACTAGTCATACTTGACCAACCAGGACCAGCATCTATTTTGTCGTATCCATCATAAGCACTCAGAACAATTGGCTTGCCCGATTTTATTCGTGACCTTCCAATTCTATCTAATTGAATACCTAATGTAGGATTCCGAATTTCATAATGCGTGATGCCATCAATGATGATTAAATCTTTAGTCGCAAATTCTTCTGCATAATCAGATTGTTTATCTCTATTATCAAAGCCAGAAAGGTCAGCGTACAAATCTGCGTAGTCATAGTAGGCAACTGTAAGCTTCTTCCTTACAGCTTCTTGAGCAAGAACAGAACAAATTAAGCTCTTACCACTCCACTGACCCCCTACTAATAATAAGCTAAGCAAATTGATAGTAGTACCCCTGTTGGGGATAATCTTTATTGGGCGACCTGCGCAAAGAGCTGGAAGAGCATTGATGTATTTATCCATTACAGACTTAATCTTAATCTTCTTAGCCAGTGCTGCTTGGGTAAGATTGTTGCCCCAAGGATCTTGTTTTAAGTTCCAATTTTCAGATAATGTTTTACCAAAATATTTAGGAGGTACACCAGCTGTTACATACTTATCCCTCCACATTTGTTCTTTTAAACAATGACATAAAACGGCTTTACCGTCAGTATTCAGCCATGATCCTTTCCCTCCACAAGAAGAACAAGAGCCGCTGGCAACTTGACCTTCGGCCCTCAATGATTCTAAAAAGTCTGACTCATCTCTGGATAACTCAAAATTCACAATTCTTCATCCTCTTCATTAGATACATTTTCCATCAAAGCTTTAACTGTATCAATTATTTCTTGGTCTTTGATCTTGCGCTTCTTAATCTTAGAAGCGTGTCTAGCTCTTCTATTCGCCCATGACCTAAGCCCATCAATTTGCTCTTTCATAGTTACAGCAAGCGGGACTGTATCTTCAATGGCATTCATAATATCTTCGGTCGTAAATTCTCTTTTATTGTCATCAAAAGCTTCATACATAGCCGAAATTATTGCAGCTTCTATTTCAGCTCCAGTGAAACTTGCTGATTTATCAACTAAATTATCTATGTTGAATTTAAGAGGATCTCGTTTTCTTTTGCTCAAGTGAATTTTGAAGATTTCAAATCTTTCCTCTTCAGTTGGCAAATCCACAAAGAAGATCTCATCAAATCTACCTTTTCTCAAAATTTCAGGGGGCAATTGCGAAACATCATTTGCAGTTGCAACCACAAGAACAGGAGACTCTTTTTCTTGCATCCAAGTAAGAAATGATCCTAAGACCCTTGAAGCTGTGCCGCCATCAGTTTGGTTAGAAGATGCAGAGCCAGACATACCCTTATCCAATTCATCCATCCATAAAATAGAGGGACTCACGGACTCAGCTAATTTGATTGCAGTTCTAATGTTTTCCTCTGAAGAGCCAACAATCCCACTGAAGATTTTACCCATATCGAGTCTGATAAGAGGAAGTTGCCAGAATGATGATACACATCTGGCCATCAAAGATTTACCAGCTCCCTGGACACCAACAAATAAAATACCTTTGGGGTTACCAGGCAAACCATATTCTTTAGCCTCTGTGGTAAAAGCGAATTTTCTTTGATGAAGCCAATGTTTAATGCCTTTCAAGCCACCAACTTCATTAAAATTCTCATTCACTTCGATCCAATCCAAAAGCCCGGTTTTTCTGATAATTTCTCTTTTAACTCCAGCAATCTTAACTGGGTCAAGTGCATTGATGTTACTTACCATCATGTAAGTACAAAGAAGCTCGATTTCTTGAAGTGTCAAACCTTGAAAAGCTCTGATGATGTCTTGTAATTCAGGTTCTGAATAATCAATTCTAAACCCCTTTTTTATTAATTCATTGTTTTTAGAAGCAGAAGCAATTACATTCTTCACCTTTTCTTCAATGTGCTCATATTCTGGCAAAGGCCAATCTATAACAGCACAAGATTTGTTAAGGTCTTCAGGAAGCATCAATGATGTGCCGAGAAGAATTATTGCCTTATGTTGTGAAACAAATTCCTGTGAAATGTTTCTAAGCATTCTTACACTTCTTTTATCATCCAATGTGCTTTCATCATGAATTATTTTAAGATAATCTTTTAATACCAATAGATAGAACCCATTGGTTTCATCTTTGAGTTCTCTGAACCATTCAAGCACTTGCATGTGGCTCACAATTTTTGATTTTGGTAGAAGATGCTGGAAATCAGGAGTTGTAGTTAATCCAGAGGCAAGGTCCCAATAAAAAACTCCCCATGCGTCGGTGCCTCTTTTAGCTATAAAGCGAATTGCATCGCAAATTCTAGATTCTTCATGTGACGAAATAAAAATAAGGGGGCGATTTGATCTGATTTGCCAATCAAGTTCTCGCATTGATTTTTTATGTTCACTATCCATAACATTCTCCAAAAAATTGGGTGGATTAATTTCCACCCAATAAAGTATAGTATTTAGCTAAAGGATTACCTTTGTAATCTTTATCTCGCCACCAAGTTTCTGTTTTAAAAAATGAAGTTAAGCTTTGGAAAGTTTCTCTCCATTCTAACCCGAGAAACTCTTCTGGATAAGGAGAATTTATGATAGATGAATTAAACATTCTTTCAAGAATTTCTACATCAGAGCTCTTTTTATCACCAAATCTTACATTCAAACTAGCTATAACTTTAGACTGATCGTAGCCTTTAACCTTAACGAGATAGGTTACTGTAATTGGAATTCCAAATCTAGCAAATAGTTCTGTTGCTTTCACTTTGTCTTGCAAGGAGTTAATTTCTTCTAACAAGCTTGTATCTGCAGAATCTCTAACAACATCGCCACTTTCAACTTGGGGTAAGATTTCATCTTGATAGAAGAAATTAATAGAATTGAATACACTAAGCAAAGTTATGTAGTTGTATTTTCTAATAATTTGTTCACTATTGTCGAATGCCCAATCGAATAATTTCTTTGTAAATTCATTCCTTTCAAGCCCGTTAGAAGAGAAAAAATCACCGATCTGCTTAATTATTGGTAAATCAGATGTAAATGTAATCTTATAATTTCCCCCAATAAAAGATTGATATTTTCGTGCAAAATAAGTTACAAAGTTTTTATTTGTCCAGTCAGAAACATTTTCCGGCAATTCTGCTGGTGCTTTTTTTGTAATCATTTCATCAAGTGTAACTTGAGAATTTTGCCTTCTTTTTGGCTTGAAGGGATTGACTAGCTGGCCCTCTGGCGGAACTTCAATGGACATAATATTTGTGACTATCTTGTGAACTGCATCATTCCTATTTTTCATGTGTCTGACACTCGCTACCATTCTTCGTTTTCTTTACCTTCCTGGTATGTAATTATACCTGCCTGAGCCACACCATCATCCTTAGTAATGTGAACAATATTATCGGCTTCTGGACCGAATTTATCAAACATGTGAGTAACTAAAATTACTTGTCTGCCAGTAGAGTCAGTGACTTCTCTCAAAAATTGAACAACTTGGTCAATTTTATAATCATTTGACATTGATTTCCAAGCTTCGTCCAAAAGAATTGGCCCGTTGTATTTTAACCATTTTAATGCTGCTATACGAAGCGCGAAAGATACAACTTCAATTAGGCCTCCACCTCTCTCATTAAGCAAGCCAGTTTCCATCTCTTCGCCATTGTGTGGACTAACTATTTTAATTTCTATCCTAAAATTATTAACTCCATCTTTTCGCTGTTCTTCAAAAGTATCAAATTTCAAAGAATACTTGTCACCATAAATTTGCTGTAAAGCAGAAGTTGCTATAGCTTGAATCACATTGAGTTGCGATTGTCTCCTGTCTACAATTTCACTTAACATGAACAAGCTTGCCTGACTGTTCAGCTTTTGTTCATCTTGTAAATTTACTAAAGCATCTTCTTCTTCTTTAATTTGCTTTTCAAGTTGCTCTTTCACACCTTTGAGTTTTATGAGAGATTCTTTTTGTTTTTTGATTTCTTCTGTGAATGATTCAAGCCTGTCGCTTAAAGCTGTCATTCTTCATGGCCCTCATTTATTTTATCTCGTTCTTCCTCAAGTTCGGTTAGTAGAGTTTCGATTTTAGATTCATTGGTTTTGATAAATTCAGGCAACTGTTTAACTGTGAGTTCAAGTTCTTCTTTGCACTCAGTTTCTAATTCAGACACTTGATTTTTCAATTCACCAAGTCTTTTTTCGTGAATCTTGATAGAAGTTTCTGCGCTAGAAATGTCTTTTTCCAGCTGCTTAATTCTTTCAGCAACGCTATTTACAGTATTCATAATATCAATTATCGGTCAAAGCTTTCAATGTTTGGATTGCATGATCTGCAACTTTTTCTTCTATGCACTTCAATTTTGCAGATTTTTTTAGCGACTCATAAATATCTTCTTCTAAGTCAGTGAGGCTCATCATAGAAATTTGCTTGATGTATTTCTGAGCGTCATGCTTATTGTCTTTGATTGCTTGTGCTTCTTCAATTTTGAAGATTTCATCAGCTGGTTTACTGGATTGTAATTTGATGTACTCTTTTTGATAAATTGCGCCAGTTAAATCATATTCTAAAAATAAAACTTGAGGTTGTTTAACAATGTTTGTATCGTTCAAGCTTTTTCTGCAAACAGAGCCTGGATTCATAAAATGAACTCCATCTGTTCTGACCTTTTCCATAGCATCATGAATGTGGCCACATACAACGATTTTAGTTTTTTGATTTAATGGAAGATCATCAAATAATACATAGGAACCAAAATAGGGGGCTAAAGTGATAGAAATGTGAGCAGCAACTACAGGAAACTCTTTATCAAGTAAAAATCCTTCTACACATTCTTCAACTTTAGTTGCTGTATGATGCATAAGGTAAATACCATAGTCGTTTATAGAATCATCAGTTTTTAAAGCTCCAGCTTCAATCAAAGTTCGAATTGATGAAATAGAATAATACTGTTCGAGATTGTGCCTGACATCATGGTTGCCAATTAATGTGTACCAAGGAATCTTACTTTGTAACAAGATTTTCAAATAGCCATTTCTTACAAATGGGCCAGGTTCAATTCGATGAAATACATCACCAAGATGAAGTACTAAATCACATTGTTTCTCATGTGCGATCTCAACAATTTCTTGCAATTCTTCTAAACAAGCTTCAGCATAATTGTCTTTTCTCTTTTCTGGAGTTGTATCGTCTCCATGAGTGTCCCCCACTACTAAAATTTTTATTTTATTTAAATTAGAGGTCTGCTGCATGCTTCGCACCAATTGCCTTTCGCTTTGAGTTCTTCAATTAATCTTTTCAATTCTTTTTTATTATTGACAATTTTCTTTTTTTCAGTTTCAATTAAAACATTTAAAGAATTCTGCTCTTCTTCTATTTTGCTCAAATTATTAATAAAATTCGATGCTTTGTTGTTGCTTTTATTAATTTCGTTTATTGTTTCTATTTTATCTAAATTACTTTGAGATCTAAAAGTTTTCAATTTAGAAATTTCAACTTTAGTTTTGTTAAATTCGTCCGCATAGGATTTATAAGATTTAATAATTCTTTTCGCTGATGCTACATTTGAATAAATTTGTTCTAAATTTTTGAATTTAACATTTAAATTTGATAACTTTGAATTCAAATCAATTTTCTTTTTCAAACTTTTTGCTTCTTGAACAATTTTATTGTTATCAATGATAAATTGTCTTGCTTTGTTAGTTTTTTTGATTTCATTATTGATACTATCTAGCTTTTGCTCAATACTTTCAATTGATTCATAGTCTTTATCAACATAAGAATATTTTTCAAGCTCAACATTTAGCTTTTCTATCTTATCATTTTTATCTTTAATAACTCGATCAAAAGACCGGGCGTTTTTTGATAAAGTTTCAGCAGCGCTTTGAAGATTTTGAATTCCTGTTAACTCCGAAAGAGTTCTAGGCAAATCAGCGGGTGACAAATCTACTAGAAAAAGGTTAGCCATTTGATCAGCATAAGCTATTGGACGCTTCTTATCATCTAAAGGGGGCTCTCCTAATTGTTTTTTAATTTCTTCTGGAACAGAAGTACCAACTTTTGGGAACGAATGATTATTGCCTTCTGAATCTTTGAGATTATAAGAATTAACATCATTGCCTTTTATTCTAGTTACTTCAACACCATCAGAAAATTTTAAAGTCACTCTACATTCTGTAGTACCATGCCTGATAAAACTGTCGCCTTTTAAATTATTATGAAATACAAAATTAACAGCCCTCAAAATTGCAGACTTACCAGCATCGGATGACCCCACTATGAGATTTATCCCATTGGTTAAAGAAACAACAGAATCCTTATGATCCTGAAAATTTTCAAGTCTGATTTCGGTAAGGTATCTAGTAGACATTAAATCGGCTCCAAAAATGTTAAATTGTGCAATGATCTATTAAAGAACTTTGAGTATAAATCATTTCTACAATCATAGCTATCTTCATTATCTGTTTTGTTGCTGAACAAATGTACTCCCTCAAGCGTTGCATCCTCTAAAATGTAAAATGGCGCCCCCTTTATACATAGACAAGGTGAATCATTCTTATTAAAAAATGATTTGCAAACAGGACACTGAATAACTTTTGGTTCCATGTTCATACAAGCCCAAAAGTCGTTCAAATTCAAAAAGGGCGCAGTGTTTTCAAAATATAAAAAAATCGAATTTTGATCCTTGTGATGTATAGCGGTTTGAAATCTTCCTACTGTCAGATGGTTATGTTTTAATGCCAAATGATTTTTGTAATCAATTCTAGACAAATCATTCGGCATGAATTTACCTGGGTGTACATGGTTGACAGTGAATGCATGAATAACTATCTGTCTTTTGGTATAAATAAGATTAGATAAAAGAGGGCGTTTAAACATATTAACATTATAGGTATTTTTATGAACATGATTAGAATTGACAGGGATATGTTAATAGAAGATATTTTAGCTATTCGAGCCACAGTTGCGTTCGATAACTTAGAGGCAAAAGACAGGATTGATAAATTGATTTCATTAATTAGTAATTTACCAATAGATGAAAAAAAATCTCAATTCCCAAGAACAAACATTAGAAGATTATGAACATTTACAGAAAACTTAGCACATTATTGAAAGATGCATCTACCCTTGAGTTTGAAGACAAGGTTGTCCAAACTGTCAATAGAATTGCTCAAAATCAAGATGATGTAAGAGTAAATTCAGAAATTATGGGAATGATTTCAGCATTGCAGCAAGAAAACACATTATTGAAGCAACAATATACTAAGTTGTTTTTAGAAAATCAACAATTAAAGGGAACAATGCTTGATACTGCATCTGTTCCTAGTGGCGTACAAGTAAGCGAAAGTCCGAACATGGCTGGAGGCTTAAATGTACAAGTCGATAGTACTAGCCAGCCAGTTTTGGTCAAGAATTTAAATAATCAAGAATCTGGCAAGGCTACCTTGAACGAATTCGGCTATACTCAAAACTCTAATACAAATTAAAAATGAAGAAACAAAGATTATTGGAAATTCAAAATAAAGCCAGCTCTGGCAACGCAGAATTGGCTGACTGTGTTGAAATTTTAAGTGAATTTTTTATTTCACAAAGTCAAAACAATAAAGACATAAAAAATGAATTAATTAGTTTGAACAACAAACTTGATTCTTTGAATAGAAAATTAGATCATTTAATTAAATTTACTTCAACAGATCCCATTGCTCAAATTCTGATTGAAAACATGGAAGAAGCTGAAGAAGACGAAGAATAAAAAACTCCCCTTTCGGGGAGTTTTTTATTTTAAGCTGTCTCCAATTTCCATTGGAACTTTAAACTCTTGTTCACATTTGAAACATCCAAATTTATCGTGCATGATAAAATAAACATCGGATTCTGAACAATGTGGACATGAAATTTTTTCAATTTCGCCATTCACATTGAAAGTGATTGTTCCGAGTAAATTAGTATCTTCAATTTTAGGTAATTCCATTCCTTCGCTAAAATTTGAAGGAATAATCAATTTCTTTCTAAGACCCTCTACTGAAAGATCAGATGCATTTAAGTCTTCTAATAAATCAATTTCTTCTTCAAAATTTGATCTCAGTTCAGATTCAAAATCATCCACTTTAGCTTGTTCAAGTTTGCCAAATTTTCCTGTAATGTTAGAATTTTCAGGAACAAAATGATTCTTATTTATGATAACATTTTGAACTTGTGAAAAATACTTCACTAATACATTCGTAGTGACTGTATCGATTGAGCCCTCTTTTTGTTCTGTTAAATCTGTGTTTAAGATAGCATTGGCTAATCTTCTTGCAGCATAAATGTTGTTATCTTCATCGGGCATGATGGCAACTGAATCTTCAAAGCTTTTTGCAATCTCTTTGATTCTATTTTGCTCATCCTCTTTAAAATTATCAAGTTCTTTATTGATAGTTTCCCAAAAGGAAATTTTACCTTTGCTAAAATTATAATCCATAATTTTCTCCTCTATGAATTATACTTTGTTTTTGTCAAAAATCTATCAATTTGAATTTCAAATTTATAGGATAGCTGTATCCTCCAGTAGGTACATATTGCAAATCAACAGTTTCATTTGCCTCAACTACTTTATGGTAAAACTTTGTAACTTCTCTAGGATTGATTTCGCCGGTAGTTATAATTTTATTATTAACATTGAAGACACCAGTAATTTTGCCACCTCTTGGGTCTAGATAGCAAATCAAAACTTTTCTGGAATTTGTCTTATTCTTTATTTCAAAGTTATAATTGAAACCATAGTCACCTGGAATTATATCGCTTCTATTATCACCAAGTCTATAATAGTAAGGCTTATAGTTAAGTAAATTAATTTTAAATGATTTATGAAAATTATCAGTGGTGACAATTTTTATTCCTTTGACAGCTTCGCCTGATCCCATTTCACAATGCCATTTATCTCCTTGTGAAAATGTAGCATCAACTATTCCTGAAACTGTTGTTTTATTTGGCAAAGTGATAGTTAGTTTAGGATTCTCAATCGGTTTTCTCTTAGCTTTAAAAAAAGTAGAGTTTGCTTTCGCTCCAGCAAATCCTGGCTCTTTATCAATAGCTATTCCTGATTTAAAATCGTTAAATTTTCCTTCGAACTTTAAATTAAAAACCTGTTCACGCCCCGTTGCATTTAGGTAATGGAAAAATATTCTTGTATTCGAAGCATTTTTTATTGTTTGTTTTCCTAATTCTCCAGATTGTGTAACTTTTTCTGGAAAGTTTAAAAACACAAGACGCTTAGCGGTGATATTATTTGCAGACAAACTAGACACAGCTAAGATTCCAAAAAGCAACAGAGCCATTAAGAAATTCTTCATGGTGCCGCTCCTTGTGCAATTAATTGCATTAATTAAAATATTATGGAAAAAACTAAATTTGCCTCTATAAAAGAGATAATGTAAAGAGGGAAATTAAAATGTCAAGAAATGTTCGTTATGATGTTTACATCAAGGTTTTAAAAGATTACTTTAGTTCAAATTCTTCATTGGAAGAATTTGGCATTATAGATTCAGAAGCATCATCGAAAGCTTTAAGCCTGCTTAAAAGCATGCATGATGTCTATGTTGCCAAGGATTCAGATTATTCAGAAAATGACTTGCCAATGGGAAATCTAAGGGAGTCAGCTGAACTTGGAATTAGTCCTTGGAAGGGTGTTCTTTTGAGAATCGGAGATAAAAAGCGTAGAATCGGTTCTTTTATTAATAAAGAAAGTTATCAAGTTAAAGATGAAGCTGTTGAAGATACGTTAGTAGACATGGCAAACTATTCTTTATTGGGGGCAGCTTTATTTGATGAAATCTATCCTTCCTCTTTCAACGAAAGTACATGGATTGAAATGGCAAAATTTTGTATTTTGATTAAGTTGTCCTATGAGCACGATAAAAAACTTTGGATTGAAACTTTGTGGCCAAATGTACTAGATAAATACAATCAATTAGCTCGCATAGCATCAAGTTAATAGGAAAACACGGGGCAAAACTGTAAAACTGTTTTTAGGAGTTTTGTAATGTCTCGTGTTTTCAATTTATCTAAATTCAATAATTTAAGAGAAGCAATTAACATAGAATATCCAAGGTCACCAAAAAGTCTTGAACAAATTGAAGACCTTGAGGAGAGACAAAGGCTGTCTCCTTTACCTGTTATTCCTTTTCAAGAATTAGTAGAAACAACTTTAGGGAGAAAAGTTGAGCAAATTGATAGACAAACAATTGAAGAATTAAAAAATTATTATTTGTCTATTTTCAATACTCCCGAATCCATTGGTCCAGCTTTCGAATCTGTCAAGTCTTTATCTGTTGACATTGAGCCGACCAAAAAAATAGAGCAACTTAGAGCAGCTTTAAAAAATCTGATGAGCGATAAATCATCAGCAGATGTTATTCAAATGGTCAAAGACGCATTTGGTGACAAGCCTGCAGAATTACAAAAATTCAAAGAAGCTGTTTTTTCTAAGTTTAATTTACAGTATGATGAAAATCTTATAGCAATTTTCAAACAAAGAGTAAATGCCAATACAATACCTAACATAGCCGCTTTATTTAAAAGAAATTTAGAACAGCAAGAAGATAATACTGCTATCATACTTACAGCTTCTCAAGTCAAACAAGATTATGTTTTTGCTGCAGCTGACATGCTAGCTCCATTTATAGATAAATGTAAATCTATTGGCTTAATTGAGGCTCAAATAAACTGGATTTTGTCTCATGGAAGAGATGCAGACATTTCAAAAATGCCTTTTGCAGATGAAGAAAAAGTAGATTTTGGAACTATCAAAGAATTGATGTATGAATTTAATACTATCAATACAAGAATAGGTCAAATCTTAAGCGAAAATCCAACAGCTTTATTTTCAGAAAATGAAGCCAACATGAGAAAAGCTGGTCTATCTGACGAAGAAATTGAAATAATGAAACAAATAGCTTCACATCCAGATGTTGGAGGAGCTATCATTAGAGAAGATTACTTAGATAAATTAAATTTGAGTAAACTTGAAATACCAATTGACTCTAATGATTTATTTGATTCTCAATATGATCCAAAATTACCAGCTTCTAGAGAAGAGCAAATTAGACTGAATCCAAATAACCTTAATCTAATAAAAGGATTGCTTGAAAAAGGCGGTTATGTTGTTGGTGGTAAAGCTGCAAAACGACTACCCAATTATCTTGCTAAAAGAAAAACAGATTATGATCTATCGCAAGAACAGTGGGAGCAAGTCCAAATGTTAATTGGACAAGGCAAAAGCTTGAATTTTGATACACAGGAATTTCCATCGGGCAGCTATGTAGATAGGGCATTGTGGTATGCTGCAAATAATCTTTGTGGTAATCAAGAAATTTTTCAAAGATTTATTGAATCATCGGGTGCTATTTTCGAGAATGATCAAGACGGACAAGAGTTAGTTGATGAAGATGGCGATGCTATCGAATTGACAGGCGATACTAAATCTCAAATGAAAATTTTGTTTGGAGATGCTCCGCTTACAGATGATAAATACGGAGATTTTAATTTAGAGCACGATTCCATAGATCAAAAACGCGCCATTGATACTTTGAGAAATTCATTTGCTTTGGAGGCTGTTCCCTCTTCAATGGGGATACCTGCCTTGGACGATTGTAACATAAATGCAGAGGGTTTCCAAGTTGATTTTATTGTTATTTGCTCAGCTTTGCGAAATTGGATTGAAAACAATGGACAATTCCATCCACAAATTGATGAGCAAGTAAATTTTGTTGGCGAATACTATGGTTTCAATTTTGATTTTAAGAAGTCATTGAAGCTTTTTGATGATGAAGGAAAAATTGCAGATGTGGTTATTGATACTACTACTGGCAAGCCTAAAAAAATTAAAAGAATTCAGTCAAGTGAAGGCTTGACAATGCCTGATGGTTCTTTGGCAAAAGTAAAACTAAGAAGAAATCCAGGTGATTCTAACAAAGACAAAATTGAAGTTGATGCTAATTTTGGAACCCCACTTGACGCTGGTAGTGAATATAAAATTCGTGAAGAATGGAAAAAAATGACAGAAGATTTCGCTGCAACTGTCTTGGGTAACGCTTCTATTCACATTCCACCTGATTTTAATGACACTGATGTTATTCAGGAATTAAACAGATGTAACATTATTTATAGATACAAGGGAACAATAGTTGACAAATCGCCTTTTATGTTTATAAACAATCATGTATCTCAATGTCAAGATGAGAATTGTTCTAGTAAAAAAACTATGCCAACTGGCGATTTACATTATTTTAGAAACTACAGCGCCAAAGAAGGCATAGTTCTAGCAAAAATAGTTGAATTTAAAATGACGCATGGACTAGTTCCCAAACTCAGAGAAGAAAAAAATAAAACTGCTCAAGCCAAAATGCAGTTCATGAGAAAAATAGCTGCTGAAGTTAATGCTCCTGTTGCGCAACTCTGGGCAACAATGCCTTATAAAGAATTTCTAGACAGATTTCATGCGGAACATGATTTATCTGTTAAGGGATTTGGAAGACATGAAATTTATCAATACTATTCAGAAAAAGTAGTTCTTGAAAAACAATTAATAGATTTGATTAAATCTCCTCAACATGACTATAGAGCAGAAATAGAACTCAGAACACAAATTATTGAACTTAAAAATAAGCATTTAAAACATTTTCAAGAAATGTATGACATGCAAACAAACATTGATGCATCGGAAAATTCCACATACACACAAACTTTACAAAAGTTAGAAGAAATAAGAGATTTGGTGTCAAGTGGGAAAGACAACATGACAAATCAACAATTGGAAGTATTGCTAGATTCTTTATTTGTATCTTATGTTCCACAAGTAGTTGCACAAAGAAGACAAGCCATCAATTTTAAAGAATTATTCAGAATAGCAATAAAATCTTGAGGAAATAAAAATGCCAGTTTTACCATCGATTTATTTGGGTAGTTTACAAAAAATTATTTTTGACTCAAAATCTTACATTTTAGAAAAATTCAACCAGACACAAAGAAACTCATTATCAGACAAACAAATGATTCAAGGCTCTTTGGGCGTAAGGGTGATGGATGTTGGCGAAATTTTTTGGACAACTCAAATAGATTCGACAGCATTAGTTTATGAAAATGGAGTTAACAATGATGTCTTTAGTCTAATTACATTATTATGGGACAACATAAGAAGTGCTAACAATCCTTCAATAACTCCATACCAGCCTCTTTTAGAAAAAGCAACGATCAATATAAGTAAAGATGGGGTTAAATGTAGTGCCAATCTTAAAAGTGATGGGCCCAGTTATTTTTCAGTAATAACTGGGGGTGCTAATGAACCTATCGCAAGAACTGCCAAATGGTTTGATTGTTCTTTATTAATTACAAATGGGCCAGTTGGATTTGGCGGCATATCTGAAGTTGTCGCATTAGAAAGTGCTGAAATTGAACTTGAAGCTAAAATAAGCCAAAGATACTTTGTTGGACAAGGCCAAACCCCATTTTTTTCAATTGATTATTTTAAAGTTTCAGGCAAAATGACAGTAATTGCTTCGCCAGGCCAAATGTTCAATTTATCTAACTACATCCCTTTTCAAAATAGAGGTTTTTTGGTGCCAACTGGACCAAGTAGTTTGACTTTATTTATTGGAACTGTACCACTTTATATTGGTCTGGCAGCTATGAAATCAGAATTTTCAAGATCAGTGACAGCTGGCGATGTAAATAAGATTAGTATTTCATTTACTTCATATACATCATAATTGTTTTATAATAACAGTAAATACCTATTATTTTTGGTATGCATAAATAATTATGACTGTTAAAAGAACTAATAAAGAAAAAAGTATTGCTATCACTGAAAAGTCGCTTTATCATGTAATTCATCCAGAAGAATTACTAGAAAATGGAGAATTGATTTTAAAATTTTCCATTCCTGGTCAGCCTGCCACTAAAAAAACGTCTCAAAGAATTTTCAGAAGACGAATTCTACCATCAAAAGCATATTGTGCTTATGAAATCTATTGCGAACCATTTTGTAAATCAGTGTGGGTAGAAACTGGTAAATCCCCAATGGATTTTGGTGTAAGCATAAACATGAAAGTCTATTTGAAAAATTGGATAGTAGGAGATTGCACAGGCTATCAGCAATCAATTGCCGACATTATGCAAAAATTCGGCATTCTAGCTAATGATAGTTGGATACATTGGGATTGGGAAGGTGATCATTGGTTTGGCGGTGTTGATAAAGAAAATCCAAGAATAGAAATAGTCATTAAAAGATTTAGGCATCCAAAAGAAAATTACAGGGAAAATCAAGAAACTGCCAACAGAGAAAAAGAGGAAAGGAAGCGAGCTAAAGCAAATAAATTGCTTGCTAATACTGATAATGGAAAATGAACTACCAGAAGTGTCAGGGATTAATGTGATAAATGTGTCACAAGACTTATCACCTGAAGAAATTAAAGAATTTATGGATAATTGGATTGATGAACATCCGCACATTACATCTGATCCCGGTCAAATTGTAATTTTTTCACCTTATGAAATGATTTATGAACTAACTGAAAAAGATGGAATTAATTACTTGAACTTAACTGGATATATGAGTAGAACTAAATGGGCTACATTATCGGATGCTGATGATTTGAGATCTTTTGCTTTTCAGTTGGAAAAAAATCATGCAAACTTAAAAGTAAACGTTATACTGGCTTTGAGTGTAAAAGAATTTAGTGAAACAGATGAATCTTATAACTTCGTCGATTCTTACTTTGCTCATAATCGAGAAGTTCATGAAATGATTACACAGATGCATTTAGATGAAATGAAACAAAATGAAGAACTTAATGAAGATTTGGACTCAGAATTATTTGGAGAAAAGTAATGTCTAGTGCATACTATTTGCATAAAATTAAACATGAATTATGCTTTGTAAATGATATTACAAATTTAAAAGATCAAATTTATTCAATTGACATGCCTGTCATAGTGCCCATGAACAAATTGAATGCGACTGACGGTAGAACGCTTTTACAAAGAATTATCTTTCAGCATTTCAATTCAAACGCTTCAAAACAAATAGGATTTCTCAGAGGCTTAATAACATTACAATCTGAACCTGATCACTTTCAAACACACTTAATGCTTAATTGTACCACTGATCAACTGAGTGAACCCTCCGAGAGTGAATGGATTTCAGCTATAGAAAACGGGCTAGATACAGGTAATCAAATGTTACCGTTAGCCACAATGAGTTCAGACATAAAATTAAACGCATGGGGAATTAAAGATTATGTCTATGAATGTAACATAGAATTTTGGCCCGATAATGAAAACCAAAAAACATTTGTTTGCGAATGTTTAATCAAATATTTGAAACCAGAAGGAATTGACAACATAAATGTTATCGATTTTGAATCAGGTTTTAACTTTTTGATATTTAGTAAAAAAACAAATAGTTACGTTCCATTTTTGATCACTTCAGAAGATAAACCATACTTCTTTTTAACTGACGCTGAAATTATTAGTCATGAAACTCTTGTTTATGAAGATAAAATTGGACATGAACTTTTTGTTAAATGTAGAGTAACAAAATAAAGCCCCCAATTTAATGGGGGCTTTATTTAAGCTAAGTTTACTAAACTTAAACTTCTTCTGCTGGAATATAATCGTTATCAGGAGCTTGAGGAGCTGGAACCTGAAGCTCAGAAATAAAGTGTGGTTCTGACTCTTCAATGTTAACAGCGGTTACGCCATCAAATCCGTACTGAGCGATGATTTCCTTGAATCTATCCTGGAAGGTAGTATTAGCATTCTGCAGCTCTTCTTCTACCTTGTTCAACTGCTCCTGTGCCTGAGCCTTCTGGGCTTGATAATTTCTTGTGATCTCTTCATACTGAGAATCGATCTGCTTAAGAAAATTATAGGCTTGATAGCCTTGTGACTGCAAAAAGGTCTGCTGAGCCTGCATGTTGCGCAATTCTGCATACTCTTCAGGGCTAACTGCAGGACGATTATCTGTGGTACCAACTTGTTCTTCCATTAATTTTTTCCTTTTCAAAAGAATGATATAAAAGTAATTACTTGTGTTTTACAACACTATTTTTATACATAAATATTATGTAACTATTTTGAGTTTAAAGGTACTAATTCAGGCAAAATTTCTGATAATTTATTTTGAATTTTATTTGCCAAACCAAATTTAGTAGACTTATTCAATTTAGCGTCTTCATCAGTAATAGTTAGTAATACTTCATCATTGATTAAAATTACAGCTTGCCCTTTGATTTTTGAAACAACTATGTCTGATGCCTCTAAAGAAGGAACTAATACATATCTTAGTCTATCATAAATGATTTCAGCTCTTTTTGCGCAATTATTCCCTCTTACTGAAAACAAGTGCACACCGCCTAGATTGATAGGCTCTACAACTCTAACTCGCTTGACATCTGAATGATTAGTTGAGAATAAACTAAACGCCAAAATCAATAAAAACTTATTCATAATAATAACCTCTAATTGCGTAGATCTTCAAAATTATCTAACGCATAAGAAAATAAAAATAACGATGAAATCATTACAAAACAAATAATTGTTATAGTGAAAATTATACAGGTTATTATCAGATTGGGAATAAGTTGCATTAATGCATAAAAAATTATCAATAGAGGCAGAAAAACATTTATAAGAAGCAACGCTGAAGCTATGATTGCCAAAATTACTTTCATGTAAATACCTCAATTTAAATTTAGCCCCCTAATATAAAATAGGGGGCTAAATCTTGCTTCGTTGCAAAGAGTATTTGGGCCACAGCTTTGGGGCCTAATAGAGTAAGCTGCTCAACCTTCGCTCGTGAACCCAACGAAAGCAAGCCTAATAATGTTTGTCTAAAAGCGTAAACATTATTACATTATGCAATGCTTTTTTTGACAAATGTACTTATCTATTATGTAATTTTGAGGTAAATTCCTGTTTATCCTGAGCACATGATACAGTCTGGATCAGTTAATGAACAGACTTTTGATGCAAAATCTTCCTCATTAAATTGCTTGATTTGTTCTACCTCTTTAGTTTTTTCTACTTCAGGAATTGTAGTAGAAGACAAATCGATGCCTAGTCCCTTCAATGCTTGCGCTTTTGGCTTAGTTCTTAGATAATACATGCCGGTCTTCAATCCAAGCTTCCAACCATACATATGAGCAGAAGACAATCTTGAAGCTGTTGGCTCAGACATAAACATGTTCAATGATTGAGATTGATCAATAAAATAACCTCTGTCTCTTGCCATCTCAAGTATTGATTTACCCTTCATCTCCCAAACAGTTTTGTAGATTTCTTTGATTTCTTGTGGCACTTCTTCAATTTCTTGAACTGAACCATCACCAATAATCAATTTACGTCGTATGTTATCATTCCACACACCCAGATTTACCAAATCCTCAACAAGATGCTTGTTAATGATAGCGTATTCACCGCTAAGGGTATTCCTCTTGTATAGATTTGCAGTAAAGGGCTCAAAGCATTCATTATTGCCCAAAATCTGAGCTGTTGATGCTGTTGGCATTGGAGCAACTAATAAAGAGTTCCTAAGCCCATAATTTTTGATTTCCTCTTTCAGAGACTCAAAATCCCACATACCTGACAAATCAGATTCAGTTAAACCCCAAAGATTATACTGGAGCAAGCCTTGTGAAGCCGGAGACCCTTGGAATGAACTATAAGGCCCATGAATTTTTGCCAAATCTTTAGATGCCGTGAGCGCAGCAAAATAAATAGTCTCAAAGATGTCTTTATTAAGCTTTCTGGCTTCTTCAGATTCAAAAGGCAAGCCCATGAGAGCAAATGTATCTGCTAATCCCTGCACACCTAATCCAATTGGTCTATGCTTCATGTTTGAGTTTTTTGTTTCAGGTGTTGGATAATAATTAATATCAATTACCTGATTCAAATTAACTGTTGCTTGATAAGTAACTTCGTAAAGTTTCTGAAAATCATACTTGCGTAGTTTTTTATCCTTACTGCGAACATTTCCAGTTGGCACAATTACAAACTTTGGCAAAGCTACAGATGCGAGATTACAAACTGCAATCTCATTCTTGTCCGTAAATTCTAGTATTTCTGTACAGAGATTTGAAGACTTGATAGTTCCAAGATTCTTTTGATTGCTCTTGTAGTTACAAGCATCCTTGTATAGCATGTAAGGAGTGCCTGTTTCAACTTGAGAATCTAGAATCTTTTCCCAAAGTTCTCTGGCCTTAACAGTCTTAGTTGCCTTACCCTCAGATTCATACTTTTCATAGAGTTCTGTGAAAGCTTTGTGCTCTGGAGTATCATAAGCATCAATTAAGCCTGGTACTTGATCTGGTGAAAATAAAGACCAGTTGCCATTCTCTTCAACGCGCTTCATGAACAAATCTGGAATCCACAAAGCAAGAAACAAATCTCTGGCGCGAAGTTCTTCTTTTCCTTGATTCTTTCTCAAGTCAAGAAAGTCGAATACATCACCATGCCATGGCTCAAGATAAACTGCTATAGAACCCTTGCGCTTACCGCCACCCTGATCAACGTATCTTGCTGTTTCATTAAACACGCGAAGCATTGGGATAATTCCGTTGGAATGGCCATTGGTGCCCTTAATGTAACTACCTTTAGCACGAATTTTATGAATGTTGATGCCGATGCCACCGGCGCTTTGAGAAATCAAAGCACAATCAGAAAGAGTTTTATAAATGCCAGGAATAGAATCATCATCGATGTCCAAAAGAAAACAAGATGATAATTGGGGGCGATTTGTAGAAGCATTAAACAATGTTGGCGTGGCATGGGTAAACAAACCCTGAGACAGCATGTCATAGGTCTTCTGCACCATTTCAAGATTTTCGCGCCAAATACCAACAGCGACTCGCATGTAGAGATGCTGTGGTGTTTCAGCTGGCTTGCCGTCAATCTTAAGAAGATAAGACTTTTTCAAAGTCATGAACCCAAAATAATCAAAATTGAAATCGCGATCATGAACAATCATAGCATCGAGTTCGGGGGCAAACTTCTGAATAATGTCATAAACTTCATCAGAAATCATGCCAGCCTTTTCGCCTGTCTTTGGATTGACATAGTCATAGAGTCTCTTTGCTATAATTGAAAAATCTTTTTCAACATCCTTATAAAGGGATGTGATGCCAATTCTTGCAGCTAGCTTACCAAAATCAGGATGAATAGTAACCATTGAGGCAGCTGTTTCAGCACTAAGCTGATCAAGCTCTGTACTGCTTACTCCGTCATACAAGCCTGAAACAACCTTAGTGCTAACAACATCTGGGTCTACCAACTCATGTAAACCATAAGTTAACTTTTTAATTCTAGAAGAAATTTTCTCTAGCTTGAGTGCTTCTCTAGAACCATTACGCTTTACAATATCCATCCTTAAAAGTCCTCATCAAATGAAATAGTCTTATTATCTGTTTCGCCTACGCCACTCTTAACGTAGTCAGCTACACGCTTCTCAAAGAAGTTTGTCTTATTAGGCAAAGCGATGTTTTGCATAAAATCAAAAGGATTCTCAGAGTTGTATACCTTACCAACACCAAGTTCAACTAATAAACGATCTGATACATACTCAAGATATTGCTTCATAAGATCAGAATTCATACCAATCAAGCTAACTGGAAGAGCTTCTGTGATAAATTCCTTCTCGATTACAAGAGCCGAATCAATAATCTCGATAATGCGCTCACGAGAAAGCTTATTCTCGATGTGGTGATTGTATAGATGGACTGCAAAATCAGTATGCAATCCTTCATCACGAGAAATCAACTCATTGGAGAAAGACAAGCCAGGCATCTTGCCCTGCTTCTTAAGCCAGAAAATAGAACAGAATGATCCAGAAAAGAAAATACCTTCTACTGCAGCAAACGCAATCAGACGCTCTGTGAATGATTCAGAGCCAATCCACTTGAGAGCCCATTCTGCCTTCTTCTGAACAGCAGGGACTGTGTCGATTGCGTTGAAAAGATAATTCTGCTCTTCTTTATCCTTGATGTAAGTATCTATAAGAAGAGAGTATGTCTCAGAATGGATGTTTTCCATCATAATTTGGAAACCATAGAAAAATTTAGCTTCAGTGTACTGAACTTCTGAAACAAAATTTTCTGCAAGGTTCTCGTTAACGATGCCATCAGAAGCTGCAAAGAAAGCTAAAACATGCTTGATAAAATGCTGTTCATTAGGTTTTAATTGCTCCCAGTCAGCAAGATCTTGTGCTAAATCAATCTCTTCAGCGGTCCAGAAAACCTGCTCAGCTTTCTTGTAAAACTCCCAAATGTCATGATGTTGCAAGGGGAACAATACAAACCTATTTTTATTTTCTTGTAAAATCTTTTCCATTCTTATCTATCCTTACTCTCTTTATTTAAAACTTTTGATTATCTTATAATACAATCAAGTTGACGCAATAACATAACTATTTTTGTTTGAAACAAATTTGTCAAGGGTTTTGCATTGGTCCACTTTACAGTTAATTATGGTGCTATAATTTCTACATTGCCACAATTTAGGCAACAAAAAAAGCCAGCATCTGAATTGGCTCAGATGTGACTAAGTAAACATCACTGAAGATGCTAATTCGGAACAATTTTTAAACCAGACAACAATACATATTGTACTTGATTTTAAGTATAAACCCTGCTGATCTATCTGTTAATTATTTCAAAATTTTGGGTCTTAAGGCTAAGTCTGCATAAAAAATTTTTTGCTTTCCCCAATCTGTTGATTCTGCTAAAATTTCGCCAGCCTGTCCAACAATTTGAGTGTGCCCCTGAAAATATAAAGCAGGAAATAACCATCCGCAACAATAAGGTCTAACGATGCTAATTTGATTCTCAATGCTTCGTGGAATTTGAGGTTGCTCTTTTTCTTTATCAAAAGGATAATCAGGATAGGGCCTCCATCCACCAGAAGGAGCAACTAAAAATTGAGCACCATTGTCTGTCATTTCTTTAATAAAAAGGGGGTCATCGAGATCATAACAAATAACTACTCCGATGTCTACTAATTCAGTTTTGATAGGAGTATTTTGGTTACCTGATTTTACACCCCATGCTTTTTCTATTGGCACTAATTTTCTTTTTGCATAAGTTCCAGCTAATTTACCAGTTGATTCATAAACATAACACAAATTGAAAATTCCAGTAAGCTTTCTTTCATAGACACTACCTGATACAATTATCACCTTGTTTTCGGCGGCAAGTTTTTTAAATGTTCGTTTAATTATGTCTGAAATTCTTTTTTGAGAAAGCCACTCTCCCATTTTATTTAATTTTATTTTTGATAAAATGAGATCTGCTAATTTTTCAAACCAATTTTTTGCCCCCAAAGATTTAATTTGTGGATCAATGTTCTGCCTAATGCATTCAATTCTATAACTTTCTTTAGCCCAAGCTAAACAAAACCCCAAATCTTCTGGGAAACATACAACCTGAGCGCCGTTGCACACAGATTCTTTGACTAGTCCATCAAGCAAATTATAAAAATCAATCTCTTTAGTGCATTGAACTAAATTTAATTGTATGGCGGCAATTTTTAAATTATTCATGTTAAAATAAACTTATTACTGGATTTCTTCTTGGCACAGGCTGGTTTCCATAACTTTGTACTGCACCAATGTCTAGCTTCTGAGTTGAATTAGTGCCCTCAAATGAGGTTGGAAGAGCATGGCCAATCAATTGCTCACCACTTCCAGTGGAAGAATTTAATGTAAAGTCTACATAGTCAAGGCCAATGTGAACAAATGGAGAAGTTGACAATGTAATTGCGCCCACCTGTGATACAACTGCAGGGTTTGACTCAACCTGATTGCCACCGTTATTATAATACGCATTATTGTAAATTCTGTTCAATCCGAATGCGAATGTTGTATCCATGTCAATTAAGATACCATGATCTGCACCATTTGTAAATAAAGAATTACTTACTACAATGTTGCCTGATTTTCTGAAATTAACTCCAGATTTTGAACAATCATTAATTGTTAAAAAACTTAATTTTGTATCAGTACATTCATCAGCTATAATCCCATTGCCATTATTAGTTAAGCCTCCAAAAATTTTGTGAAAAATTGAATACTCTACCCTTAAAGACATTGAATTTGCGTAAATTCCACAACCTGCAATGTTATCAAAATAACAATTATTTACATTTAAATGATTTGCTGAGCCTACATAAATTCCAGCGGACATAGCTGAGTTAGTTAAAATATCACTTACCCTAGTTGATTCGATCCAAATAGCTTGGCTGCTGCCAGTTCCAAAATAAAAAGATGTATGAGCAGAATTATGAAACCAACAATTTAAAATAAGAAGACTTTTGTTTGTAGATGTTAATAATTTTTCAGCAAAATCATTTCCATCTACTTCAATGTTTATAATTTGTATTTTATCTCCATTGATGTCTATTGCTCCACTGCCAGTTGTATAGTCATAAAGAGCAGGACTTACACCAGTGTCAACAATCAAAACAGGCCTATTTGCTCTATCGAAACGAGTAGCTTGATACCCTGACAGAGACATGTTTGATAAAACAATAGGTTCATAAAGAGTATAATTTGCAGCTTTCAAGTGTGCAATAGAATTATATGAAAACTCAGTAGAATGCTCATTAACACTTAGTAAATTATTAGTTGCACCACCCAAATAACCATATCCACCAGTTGATCCAATTGCTGCTATAAAATAATCGGAGCAAACAAGAGCTTGATTAGAATTTACATTTAGAATTTCCAATCTCAAAGAACCTTTATTTTTTAAAAAAGGCGAATAATCTCCATTTCCCCAAATACTAGCAGTATTCCAACTCACGCCGATTGCTACTGCTAAACCAGTATCTACATTTGCCCAAGCCAAAGTAGAAGTATTGTATTGGTACAAGTGCATCAAATTTAAATTTTGAAAACCAGTTGACGTTTTACGACCAAGTCGAACATAATTTGATGCATCAGGAGTTGAATCAAAATTGATTACTATCCAATACCTACCTGGGGACAAATTAGAATTAACAGAAACATCCACCCATTGAGCAGATGAACCCAAAGTATTAGCATTTATTCCCCCACTAGCCAAAATTGTACTCGAGGGGGCACCTGAGTTATTTGTTCTAAGTTCTAGAAATAAATCTCCTGATGGTGAGCCTACGGCCCATAGCACTGCAGAAATTTGTTTGATAACTTTTGTCTCTGTGATATCAAACCAAGCCGCAAACAAATAATTATTTGTTTTGCCAATTTCTACATAATTTGAAACATCAACCAAGGAAGCGGCTTTTGATCTGAAACCTATGTTGTTATTTTCTAAATAAATAAAGTTTCCGACGTCATTGGCAACAAAATTTCTGTCAGTGCTGATAAGCTGAAAAACATTACCTTTGTCCGGCAAAGCTGAAACTAAAATGCTGGTAAATGATGTTGAAAATGAATTTAATGATAAATTAGTTCCTATGGAAGAAGCTACTTCACCGCCCCCATAATTTTGCAGTTGTGCATAAGTAGATGAACCAGCTAATTCTCTAATAAATACTTGATAGTGATCAAATGGATAACCAGGATCTGCAGGTGAGTTTATACTAACTGTTTTTCCATTTGGAATGAAATCTGCATATTCAACTAACTCAGATTTTGCTTTGATTTCACCATTGCCGCCAAGCGCTACATAACGGATACCTATGTAATAGGTTCCTCCTGGGAAAGAACCGCCATTCAGCAAACTCCAAGAAGGTATTCCAGGTTTAAATAAATCAGCATTATCTAATTCTAAATCATCATACGTTATTAACTGATAATTTGAACCATAAGAATAATTTAAGCCTGCATTCTGGTTAGAACTATTAAAGCCAGCTCCTGATTTTTCTGTACCTGTACTTTTAATTTCCCAGTCTATGTTATGATTAATTGCCATTTGTGTTTTTTCTAGATTGATTTACTATTTAATTCAAGCTTAAATGGTTTGAATTCCTTCATTTGTATAAAGCATTAAGGAGTATAACATGGGTTTATTATTTTTAGATTCATTTGATGATAGATATTTTGCAGCAGGTTCTTCCTATGCATCTTACCACGCAAAATGGGATGATATTTCAGAAGATGCGGCAGGTGGTTATTTATTAGAACAAGTTACGGGTAGAACTGGTAAAGCTTGTAAATTAGGGGGCAATTCTTATCTTAATAAAACTGGACTCAATATCGTATTTCAAGCTTTGACTTGGGGTGTAGCATTAAAAGTAACATCTGCTCCCGTATCGGAAACATCAATTGTAACAGTCAAAATAACATCAGGGCTAGATACATATTACATAACATACAAGCTTTTGGCAAGCTTATATGTTAAAGTTTATGATACAACTGGATTGGAATTGGCAACATCATCATCGGCATTAAGCTTAAATACTTTTTATTACATTGAATCTTCGGTTGACATTAGTGGCTCGACTATTACCTTATATAAGGATGGTTCCAATTGGTTTTCTGTGCCAAATGTAGCTCCTGCTGCTTTGGTCGAAGCAACTATTGATGCAATTAAATTCAGTGGTGGAATTACTATTGATGATCTTTATTTAACCAATAACAACTCTTCAAGATTAGGCTCAATTAAAATAGACGCAGTGGTGCCAAATGCAAATACTTCACTTACAAGAGCAAATCCATGGACCGCAAATTATACAAATGTAGATGAATGTTATCAAGCTAACCACGATGGAACGACAACTTATGATGTTAGCAATACAGCTTCTCCAAGTAGTGTTTCATATAATTTCACTGATGCTTCATCAATGAACTTGTATGGAATACAATCATGTTGTTGGGTTTCTTCCTATAAAATTACTGGATCTCCCGGCAACATTACTTTTAGTGCAATCACAAATGTTTCAGGCACAGATTACGAATACGCAACAACAAAGATTTTGGCCCCTAGTAGTCCTGCTGTGTGGTCATTATTGAGGGGAGTTTGGGAAAACAACCCAGCAACTTCCACATCTTGGACAACTTCAACTTACAATAGTGCGGAATTTGGAGTAAAATCATCAGGACATGTATCAGGACAAAGTTCTGGCTATTTGACTGCAATTACATTAGAAATGGGTTACATAGCTACAGCACCTGAAGCAGGCTCCAGAGTATTCATTATCTCTTAATCATAGAATACAGTAATGTGAACTTCTGTGACACTTGTTTGAGTACTCATTTCTAACCATATGAAACTGTTCGCAGCAGCATTAGCATTTGCAAATGTTGTTGTTACATTGCCGGTGGTAGTACTCGTTGTAGATTGCGTAGCACTAAATACTGCAGTTCCCGAAGTTCTATCTGTTCCGTAATAAAGCTGCCAAGAAGATGTGGCTGAAGTTCCTCTAATCACTGAAACAACTTTAGTGAATTTGATTGCAGTATCTGTGTAAAACATAGTAATTCTATCCGAGCTTGTAGGACTTAAGATAGTAACAGATTTGCTATTTGGTTGGACAGTTACAGAATAATCACTTGTTATAGAATCTGGAGCCTTTAACGTTACACTATTCGAGCCGTTTGCAGCCAATTCAAAGAATTTAATTCCATAAGTATTTCCAGCACTAGCACCATAGGGCTGCAAATTCATAGATGTAGTGCCCACAGTTAGCAAAGCTGTGGCAAATGTGGAATAAACTTCAAATAAATTTACAGACTGTGATGTAGTTCCTACAACTCTGAGTGGAGTTACAGTTGCCCCCTGAGCAGAAATTGTTAAATGCTGGCCTGATGCAGAATAGTCCATTGCAGTTGCTGTAGTTATTGCACCAGTGGTTGAACTAGTATTACTAATTAAAATTTTACTAGTTGTAAATGAAGTTGCTCCTGTACCTCCATTAGATACAGACAAAGTGCCAACACTAACAGTGCCAGAAGATGCTGATAGTGCACCTGATGCCGATCCTAATACTAAGCTTCCTGGAATTGATACAACGCCAGAAGAATCTATTTTAAATCTATCTGTGAAAGATGCTGTACCAGTATCAACAGAAGACTTCCAAACTAAAGTCGCTAAAGGAGAAGCTCCACTCGTTACCTGAACTTCTTGTCTAAATCTTGCAGTGTTGTCAGCAGCAGCTGGTGTGGTATTCCAAACATGTCCAATAAATTCAAGAGCTGGTGAATGTTGAGCGGTTACCAAATTAGTAGCTGAAGAATTATTGGCTATCTGTAGGCCTAAGTAAGAATTTGTAGCTATATTATTTTTTGTTATTGCTAAATTGGAGGTTGTAGTATTAGATGATTGTAAGGTTAATCTTTGATCAGCGCCAACCCATGTAAAATTATTATCTGTACCAATGTTACCGGTATTATTGCCATACATAATTCTATTAGCACCGATGGATGAAACACCAGTGCCACCATTGGCAACTGATAATGTTCCGACACTAACAGTACCTGATGAAGCTGACAATGCTCCGCTTGCAGAACCAACTACCAATGACGAGGCAGTAATTGTTGCTGCACTAAAATTACCAGAACTGTCTCTTGAAACAATTGTGCTAACAGTGTTAGCACTAGTAGCGTTACTGGTGACAGTGAACGTCGTATTTACTGATGTATTAGCTGAAAAACTTGCAGATCCCGATAATCCAACTCCTGAGACTGCCAGAGTCAATGAAGCATCTTTGATGTCGCCTGCAACCGCTATAGTATCAGTTGATGTTGGCAATGTTAGAGTATTGCTGGAAGGAGTAGATGATGCTTTGATTAAAGTTGTACCACTAGTTGTGCCACTGAAAATCAATCCTCCTGTTCCAATTGTTTTATTTGCAAGTGTTTGAGTATTGCTTAAAGTTGCCACTACAGTAGTGTCTACAGAGAAACTTGTACCTGTTAAAGTAATACCAGTGCCATTGGTGTAAGTAGTATTGGTATCAGTGGCTGAAAGAGTTCCTGCTGAGAATGTTAAATTTGATCCAATAGTAACACTGCTGAAGCCACCAGAACCATTTCCATATAAAATTGATGTGCCACTAGTGACAGGAGCATATAAAGATGACAAAGAAGGAATGTCATTGGCGACAAGAGCCCTGAAAGATGGCGCAGTTGCTGAACCTGTAGTTGGGCCCGCAAATACATAATTAGCAGTTGCTGTAGTAGTTCCAATTCCACCACTAGAAATAGCAAGGGCATTTGTTAAACTTAAAGTTGTAATGTTGGTAGTTGATAGGTAAGAGGTTGAACCAACTCCTAAGCCACCTGTAACAACTAAAGCGCCAGAGGTTGTTCCAGATGAAGTCTGAGAAGAGTTTATAGTTACTATACCAGAACTAGAAATTCCAAACTGGCTAGAATCAGAACTATCTACTATTGATAATAGGGGTTGTGATTGTGATACAGCCCCCTTTAATTTTAATGGGGTAACAGTAGCGCCACTCGCAGTGATTGTTAAATTGTTTGAAGATGTTGAATAAACTACTGCGGAAGCCGACAACAAAGAACCAGTTGTGGTTGAACCGCTAATTATCATAGTACTGGTATTAGAAAATTCGGATGTACCTGTGCCGCCGTTTTCTACAAGTAACTGATTAGTAACTGCTGCTGATTTTGATAAATCTATAGCTCCAAAAGCTGGCGCTCCTCCTGCTCCTGGTATTCTCAGAATTTGATCAGCAGTGCCTGATGTTGTAATGAAGGCACTTGTACCATTCCCTAAAATAACTGAATTTGTAGTAAATGTAGTTGCACCAGTTCCACCATTTGCCACCGTTAAAGCTGTGGATAAACTAACTGTTCCATTAATAGTTATGTTACTTGTTCCAGAAGTTGTGCCAACGACAATTGTTACAGAGCCTGTACCAAATGCTCCAATGTTAATGAATTTAGTAGCTGAACCAGAATGAGAGAACAAATTTAACGTTGAAGTGCCACTTGCACTATTATTTGCAGCCGTGGTCCCAATGTTAAAAATCGAAGTGGCATTAGTTCTGTGTAATAAATCAATTTGTTGGGCCGAAGTGCCAAAAGTAATAGTGCCTGTACTAGTATCTAAAAATGCAACATTCGCAACACTTGATCTTATTCTTCCAGAATTCAAATTTATTATAGTACCGGATCCAGCCGCTCCAGATGCTAATGTAATTGTTGTTGCGTTGGAAGCTGTAAAAGCAGTGCCGCTGAAAGCGAATGAAGGATTTTGTATCGTTGCGGTTCCAGAAGATGTAGTTCCTAAAGTAACAGTTGTAGCTGACGAAGCAACTAAACTAGTTCCTGTAACATACACATCTTCTAAATAAGAATCTGAGCTTACTCCTATGCCCCCTGTAACTACTAAAGCTCCTGTAGAAGTGCTTGATGCAGCAGTTGAATTGGATAAAGTTAAAATACCTGTAGATGAGATAGTAACTAGAGAAGCATCAGAAGAATTTGTTATCTTCATCAATGGATCTGACTGTGAAGCTATTCCTTTCAGAACTAAAGGGGTAGCTGTTGTTGAACCAGCAGTAATTAATAAATGGGGGCCTGTAGATGAATAAGTTAAGTAAGTAGCATCATCTACTACAGTTGAACCATTAGAATCTTTATAATAAGCTAATTTATATTGATCGCCTGCACTGACGGTTCCAGAACCAGAACCAGATGCGTCGTTGGCCCATGATAAAGTGACAACTCCAGAAGTTGGAGCAGATGCAGATAAAACTTGCCCGCTTGTTGGGGCCGATGATGGTAAAACATAAGTATAAGATGTTGTTATTGAATCTGGGGCTTTCAATCCAATATATTCAGAACCTGACAATTCTCCAAATCTTAATTCAAATGTGTTCCCGGCGCTTACACCATGTGGTGAGAATAAAAGATTTGATGTTGAATGAATTATGTTAGCAGATGTTTCTATAACGCCAGTAGTAGACAAAGAATTACTGATCAAAAGTCTGCTGGTTACAAAAGATGAAACACCAGTGCCACCATTTGTAACAGAAAGAACACTAGTACCCACTGTAGCAGATGAAGCTAAATTGATACTTCCAAAGCCAATACTTGTGCCACTTCTTCTTAAAATTTGATGATCTGTAGCAGCAATTATTTCGCCAAAATTTCCAGCACTATCTGTATTTCTGCCAACAACTGACAGACCAGACGCGTTTGAATTAACGATTTTAGCAAACGTTATTGCATTGCTAGAAATTGTAGCCGCGAATGAACTAGTTCCTGAGCCTGTGACATCACCTGTCAAAGTAATTGTTTGATCGCCTGAGTTAGTTCCTGAAATTATTGAAGTTGTAGAAACAGTTAAGTTTCCTGACAAAGAAATAGTTCTATTTTCATTATTAACACTTAAATTAAGTGTCCTGTCCTCTGTAAGATTTTCCGAATCAGTAATTTTTAAATAATGAGATGATAATGTGTCATCCCTTAAATGTATGTCACCAAAATAAGCATTTTGCGTAGAAGATGTAGAATTTGATAAAGCATCAGTGATTCCATAGCCAGATAACGTAGTAGGTTTAGAAGTTATGTTTGAAAAAGCAGGCGAAATAGTAGAAGCAACACCAATTGAAGTAATTCTGCCCTTGGAATCAACAGTAAACGGGGTAATAGAAGTTGTGCTGTTATTGTATGTTCCAGCAGTTACACCAGATGCTGCTAATGTAGCAGCAAAAGAAGAGGTTCCTGAGCCTGTAACATCACCTGTCAAAGTAATTGTTTGGTCACCAGTGTTAGTACCAGATAACGTTGTATCACCACTCAAAATTATTGTTCGATTAAAGTCTCCTGTGTTTATACTAAGAGTTCTAGTTGTTGATAAATCTGCTATATTTAAAATCTGCAAATAATTGCTTGGATTAGTAGTTGTATCGTATAAATTAACATTCCCAAAATATCCAGATTGAGTTGAAGAAGTGGAATTTGACAAAGCGTCAGTAATTCCATACCCGGATAGTGTAGTAGGTTTAGAAGTAATACTTGAAAAAGAAGGAGTCAATGTTACAGTGCTTCCTGTAGAAGTTATTCTACCTTTTGAATCCACTGTAAATGGAGTAATCGAAGTTGTACTATTATTATACGTTCCAGCAGTTACTCCCGAAGTTGATAAAGTTGCGGCAAAAGAAGTCGTTCCCGAACCTGTAACATCACCTGTTAAAGTAATTGTTTGGTCACCAGTGTTAGTACCTGAAATTTCAGAATTAGCTGCAATTGTTAAAGTTCTATCTCCATCATTTGTTTTTATGTTCAAAGTTCTAGAAGTAGAAAGATTATCAAAATTTACTATTTGAAGATAACGTCGTGTAGCATTAGTATCACTTTCTAAAAGATAAATGCTGTTAAAATAACCATCTTGAGTAGAATTTATGGCACTTGATAAAGCCCCCAAATTTGTTAAAGCCTCAGCAGCTGTAGATGCATTAGTGCCTCCACTTGCTATTGGAAGTTTACCAGAAATTGCTGCAGCTTGATCTAAACTAACAGTCCCCCATGTGGGAGTTCCGCCTGAGCCTGACACAAATACTTTGTATTGACTTGAAGTAGCAGTTAATGTTACTGCAGACGTACCTGTGCCAACTAGCACAGCATTGGATGTTAGAGATGAAGTGCCTGTGCCCCCTTTACCTACAGTGAGCGCATCGCCTGAAATGTCTGTAAATGTTAAAGCCCTAAATGTTGGTGCAGCAGCAGCGCCTGTAGTTGGCCCAGCTAATACTGTGTTGGCGTTTTGATTTGCTAATGTGACTGTTAGAGTGCCTGATGTTGTTACTGGATTATTGCTGACAGTAAAAATATTAGGCATACTTAAATCTACACTAGTAACAGTTCCATTGCCAGTTCCAGCCCCAATGGCAGTTCTAAAAGCAGCGCCAGTAAGCAAGTTAACAGATGTTGTGCTTATCTGTATGTATCTAATTGCAGTTGTAGACAATGTAAATAAAGCATCACCAAGAGCTGAAACTCCCAAATCTGTTCTAAAATCAGAGGCAGATCGTGCCGTTACAGTATTGTCAGAATTAATTCGAATGAATGTTGTTGCGCCTGGGTTGCTAAGAGTAAAAATGTTAGAGCCTACGGTATTTGCACCTAAATCAGCTCTAAAATTACTAGCGCTTTGTGCTGTGACAGTATTGTCTGCATTGATTCTTATAAAACTAGTAGATCCTGGATTACTAAGAGTAAAAAGAGCAGAACCAACAGTTGTTGCTCCGAGATCAGATCTAAATTCAGATGCTGATCTAGCAGAAACTGTATTCGCCGAATTTATAGTTATAAAACTGGTAGAATTAGGATCTGTCAATTTAAATAAATTTGCGCCTACTGTTGTAGCTCCAAGATTTGTCAATGCAGCTGCGGCAGTGCTTGCATTTGTACCGCCATTGGCAATGGCTACTATTCCAGTGACATTAGTAGCATTGCCAGACAAATTCGCAGTAATAGTACCAGCATTGAAATTACCAGATGCATCTCTGGAAACGATCGTGCTAACTGTATTTGAACTTGTGGCATTACTAACCACAGTAAAAGTTGCATTACTCGACGCATTTGCAGAAAAACTTGCAGAACCAGTAAGGCCTACTCCAGAAACAGCCAGAGTCAGAGAAGCATTATTAATGTCTGATGTAATTGCAATAGTACCACTAGACGTTGGCAATGTAAGCGTATTACCAGAAGGAGTTGAAGAAGCGACTATTAAACTAGTACCACTAGTGGTACCTGCAAAAATTAATCCACCAGTTCCAATAGTTTTATTAGCTAATGTTTGAGAATCTGAAAGAGTAGCTACTGTAGAAGTATTAATTGAAAATGTAGTTCCAACCAAATCAATTCCAGTGCCATTAGTATAAGTTGTATTTGTGTCAGTGGCTGAAATTGTAAAAGTTGGATAAGTTCCTGTTATTGTAACATTTGTCGATGCATTCAAAGTAACTGTCTGGTCGGGCGACGAATTGCTTAATGTGCCACCTGAAAATGACAATCCAGATCCTACATTTACACTGCTAAATCCGCCAGTGCCATTGCCATAAAGTATTGAAGTTCCAGAAGTCAATGGAGCGTAGTTCAAAGGCGGAATGTCATTGGCAACTAAAGACCTGAAAGTTGGTGTAGTTGCAGTGCCTGTTGCTGGACCAGCAAAAATTGTATTAGCATTTTGTGAGGCGAGGAGTGCGGTTAGCGTACCTGAAGTTGTAACTGAAGAAGTAGTCAAAGTAAAAATGTTAGGCAAACTTAAACTTACATTTGTAACAGTACCATTGCCAGTACCAGCTCCAATAGCTGTTCTGAAAGCAGAACTATTTAGTGTAGAAACTGAATTATCGGCATTTATTCTTATGAAAGTTATGGCACTCGGGTTTGTTAGAGTAAACAAATTTGCACCAACTGTAGTAGCCCCTAATGCTACCCTAGCTGCAGCTTGAGTTGTTGCTCCTGTGCCTCCATTGGCTATCAAAACAGTTCCAGTGACATTAGTAGCATTGCCAGAAACATTACCAGTAAGATTTGCAGTTATGGTATTAGCACTAAAATTACCAGATGAGTCTCTAAAAACAATTGTACTTGATGAATTCAAACTAGTGGCATTGCTGTCTACAGTAAAAGTAACATTACTAGTTGTATTTGCAGAGAAACTAGCTGTACCAGATAATCCATTACCAGAAACTGAAAGTGTTAGCGTTCCATCTTTAATGTCATCTGTGATAGCTAAAGTTCCAGTGCTAGTTGGAAAAGTTAAAATGTTACTAGATGGCGCCGATGACGCAATAATTTTTGTAGTACCGCTTGTTGTGCCATCAAATATTAAACCAGTGGTACCAATTGTTTTATTAATTAAATTTTGAGATCCTGTTAATGTAACAACCGATGTATTGATCGAAAATGTGGTCCCAACTAAGTTTAAACCTGTCCCATTAGTATAAGTAGTATTAGTGTCTGTGCCTGAGATTGTAAACTCAGGATAAGTTCCTGTAATAGAAATACTTCCACTAGCATTTAAAACAACAGTTAAATCTGGAGCGGAATTGGAAAGATTTCCTGCTGAAAAGCTTAAACTTGTTCCAATTGTTACGTTGCTGAAACCGCCACTGCCGTCTGCATAAAGAATTGAACTGCCAACAGTTTTAGGCGCATATAATGACAATAATGATGGTATGTCATCTTCAACCAAGGCTCTAAAAGCAGGTGTAGTTGCAGAACCAGTAGTCGGCCCTGCAAAAACATAATTTGCATTTTGGGAAACCAAAGTGGCAGTTAAAGTTCCAGAAGTAGAAATTGAAGATGTAGTAAGAGAAAAAATGTTAGGTAAACTCAACCCGACTGTAGTTACTGTACCATTGCCTGTACCAGCTCCTATAGCCGCCCTAAAATCTGAATCATTTAAAAGCTCAGCAGTATTATCTGCTTTTATTTTAATAAATCTTATTGCACTTTCGGGAGTTATGCTGAATAAGGACGCGCCAGTTGTTGAAGCTCCAAGATTTATAATTGCAGTGGTTGCTGTTGATGCTCCAGTTCCACCATTGGCAATTGCAACAGTTCCAGTGACATTAGTAGCATTACCAGAAACATTACCAGTTAGGTTGGCAGTTATGGTATTAGCGCTGAAATTACCAGACGAGTCTCTAAAAACAACTGTACTAGATGAATTCAAACTAGTGGCATTGCTAGCAACCGTAAAAGTAACATTACTAGTTGTATTTGCAGAGAAACTAGCTGAACCAGACAATCCATTGCCAGAAACATTTAATGTCAATGTTCCATCTTTTATGTCTGTTAAGATTGCTAGTGTTCCAGATGTAGGTAGTGTTAAACCTGTACTTCCTGTAGAAGTAAATGTTACACTGTGCCCTCCTGAAAAACTCAACTCCGAACCAGAAGAACCAATATTTAATAGGGTTTTACTATTATTATCTAAGCCATTTTTTGCTACGAAACGAGATGTTGTTGCCATTATAGATTCACTATCCTCTATAAATTATTTATTTTTATGTTCTGATTGCTGTTGCAGCAGCTTTATAAACAGTAATTGCATTAGCTGGAGTAACTTTTAATCTCAAATTTCCACTTGAAATATCAGCGTCAAAGGTGGACAAAGATCCGCTTGTCATAATTCGTCCATACTCCGAAATAATTACTGATGTTCCATCATGTACTAATACTATTTCTACTACATGATAACTTCCACCTGAAGTAACTTGCATAAAGTATTTAACACTTCTATAAGTAGAGGCGCTTATTGAGTGTAAAATTTGATCAGCTGTTGTAGCACTAGTAGTCAAATTGCAGGACAAAAGATCAAAAATGCTATCAATAACAGGTGAATTTAAAGTTTTATTTTGAAGTGTTTGAGTTGAACTCAAAGTAGCTACAACAGAAGTATCTACGCTAATAGTGCCTGCCGCAGAGCCATTATAGGATGTTGAGCTAATTGTCAAGCCGCCACCAGAGGAGGTAGATAAACTATTCAAATTATTGCCCAAACTAACACCACTAATAGTTGAGGCAGCCAACTTTGTTATTGCAATTGCCGCTGATGTATTTATGTCTGCATTAACAATTGTATTATTGGCAATCATGTTACTTGTAATAGTGCCATTGTCACCAGTGGTAACAATCGTGCCATTGTTGTTAGACAAAGTTATAGTATTATTGCCAGCTGTTGAATTTGCAATAATTTTAGTAGTGCCTGTTGAACCATTGAATGTTATTCCGGCAGACCCAATAATTCCAGTATTAATTGTTGGGGACGTTAAAGTTTTATTTGTAAGTGTTTGCGAATCTGAAGTACCTACTATGTCTCCCGATGGCGCTGTTACAAGTGAAGCTGTACCAGTGGTAAATTTTAAAATACCAGAAGATGCACTGAAATTTACACCTGTTCCACCATGGTTCACGGGTAAAGGATTACCATTGTTTAAACTAATCACAGTTCCATTGATAGTAATAGGATCTGAATCAGTGTATGTTGTACTGCCTGAAAATTGAGAAAATACAATACTAGATGTGCCAACGTCAATTGCACCAGAACTTGACATAACCCAGCCAGTAGCTGAATTAGTATCTCCAGAAGTCACAAATACAAACAAACCGGATGTTACTTCACTGTCTTCATCAGCATCTGTAGTTCTAGTTAACACCCAGTTTGTGGTCGCACTTCCTATGTGAGAGGTTGATGCAATGTAATAGATGCCATTTTGTAATTGTGTCGATTGATCTTTGACTAAAACTCTGTCCAGATAAGCTAAACTTACATTGTCAATCGATAATGCAGATTGAGAACCATTATTTGTTAAAGTTGCACCTACACCATTGGTGCCATTGCTATAGGTACCAGATAAATTTGCAGTGGATGCAACTCTCACCGAATCTTTTACGATCAAGCCCTGAGATACACTATCAACATATCCTTTAGTTGCTGCATCTTGGTCGTTATCTGGATTAGCAAGATTAATAATCTTCTTACTACTTACATCAACAAAAGCAGATGAACCGGGTACTAGAGTTATGTTACTCGAAGTTCCAGTTGCAGTAAATGTCAAAGCGCCAGTGCCTGTTATAGAGCCGTCTACAGTCCCGGTGCCACCATTTGCGATAGGCAAAGTACCAGTAACATCATTTGTTAATCTGACAGTTAAAGTATTGCTAGTTCCTGTAATTGTTTTATTTGTTAAAATTTGAGTATCATTTAATGTGGCTACAACGGTTGTATCAATAGCAAAAGAAGTTCCAGTAAGAATAATTCCAGTGCCATCGGTGTAAGTTGTGTTATCAGTAGAGATTGTAAAATTTGGGTATGTACCTGTTATTGTTACGTTTGCATTTCCTGTACTTAGCGACACTGTTTGATCAGGAGCAGAATTACTTATCTCTCCAGCAGAAAAACTTAAGCCAGTTCCAATTGTAGCATTGCTAAAACCACCACTTCCATTGCCATAAAGAATAGAAGTACCTGTTGTTTGTGGCGCATAATTTAAAGCCGGGATGTCAGAAGATACAAGAGCTCTGAAAGTAGGAGTTGTAGAAGCGCCCGTTGTGGGGCCAGCGAATACATAATTAGCAGTTTGAGAAGCAAGAGTAATTGCAAAAGTGCCCGATGTTGAAATTGATGAAGTGCTGACATTTAAAATGTTAGGTACTGTTAAACCCACACTGGTGACTGTACCATTGCCAGTTCCTGCACCAATAGCAGTTCTAAAATTTGTGTCATCTAATAATTCAACCGTGTTATCGGCTTTAATTTTGATAAATCTTATTGCACCTGGAGATGACACAGTAAATAGAGAGGCTCCTGTAGTAGTTGCCCCCAAATTTATAATTGCAGTGGTTGCTGTTGATGCTCCAGTTCCACCATTAGCAATCGCAACAATTCCTGTTACATTAGAAGCATTACCACTGACATCTCCAGTAAGATTTGCAGTAATTGTATTAGCACTGAAATTACCAGATGAATCTCTAAAAACGATTGTACTTGTTGAATTAGAGCTTGTAGCATTACTATCAACCGTAAAGGTAACATTGCTTGAAGTATTAGCTGAAAAACTTGCAGAACCAGAAAGCCCATTGCCTGAAACGGCAAGAGTTAATGTTCCATTTTTAATATCCCCTGAAACGGCAATCGTATCTGTGGCAGTTGGCAATGTCAAGGTGTTACTAGAAGGGGTCGCTGATGCAATGAGCAAAGTTGTACCACTAGACGTTCCACTAAATCTCAACCCAGAACTACCAATTGTTGAAGTATTAATAGTTGAAGTATTAATAGTTGAAGTATTAATAGTTGGCGAGTTTATTGTTGGAGATGTAAGTGTTTTATTCGTTAAAGTTTGGTTGCCTGTTAAAGTTACAACAGTATTATTTATGGAAAATGATGTACCTGTTAAGGTGAGGCCTGTACCATTTGTGTATGTAGTGTTTACAGTTGTAATACTAAAGCTAGGATAAGTTCCACTTATAGTTACATTTGCATTTCCCGCTGTCAAACTTACAACTTGATCTGGCGAAGTATTGCTTAAGGTGCCTGTAGTCGAAAAGCCAAGACCTGTGCCAATTGTTACACTGCTAAAGCCCCCACTTCCATTGCCGCTCAAAATGCTAGTTCCACTTGTTACAGGGGCATACAAGCTAGATAATGAGGGAATGTCAGCAGCTACTAAAGATCTAAAAACAGGTGTGGTTGCTGATCCAGTGGTAGGCCCTGCGAATACCGTATTGGCATCTTGAGATGCAAGAGTAAGAGTAAATGTCCCTGAACTTGTTATTGACGAAGTGCTTGAATTTAAAATACTAGGAACACTCAAGCCAACATTTGTTACAGTACCGTTGCCAGTACCAGCGCCAATAGCAGTTCTGAAATTTGTTGCATCCAATAAATCTGCAGTATTATCGGATTTGACCCTTATAAAGGTCGTAGAACCAGGTGGTGTAATTTTGAATAATGAGGCACCGGTGGTAGTAGCCCCCAAATTTATTATTGCCTGATTTGTATCACTTGTACCAGTGCCGCCATTTGCAACAGCAACTATTCCTGTGACATTTGTTGCATTACCATCTAGCGATGCTGTTATGGTACCGGCGCTGAAATTTCCTGAAGAATCTCTAAAAACAATTGTACTTGTTGAATTTGAACTTGTAGCATTGCTATTTACTGTGAAAGTAATATTGCTAGATGTGTTGGCAGAAAAGCTTGCTGATCCTGATAGTCCATCACCTGAAACTGCTAAAGTTAAAGTACCATCTTCGATGTCTGAAGTAATTGCAAGAGTTCCAGTTGAAGTTGGAAATGTCAAAGTGTTCCCGGATGGAGATGCCGAAGCTATTAAAGCAGATGTTCCGCTTGTTGTGCCAGTAATAATTAGGCCAGAAGAACCTATTGTAGTAGTATTTAATGTTGCAGAATTTATAACCGGGCTTGTAAGTGTCTTATTGGTCAAAATCTGATTGTCTGATAGTGTGACAACCACGGTATTATCAATTGCAAAAGTAGTACCAGATAAATTAATTCCTGTTCCATTTGTGTAAGTGGTGTTCTGTGTTGAAATTGTGAAATTTGGATAAGTTCCTGTTATTGTAACATTTGCATTGCCAGTACTTAAACTTACAGTTTGATCTGGAGCAGAATTACTTAATGTGCCAGTAGAAAAACTTAAACCTGTACCAATTGTTACACTTGAAAATCCACCGCTGCCGTTGCCCGAAAGTATGCTTGTACCAGTGGTCAAAGGTGCGTAGCTTAGTGAAGGAATGTCTGAAGCGACCAAAGCTCTAAAAGCAGGTGTAGTTGCCGACCCGGTCGTCGGGCCTGCAAATACATAATTTGCAGAAGTAGTTTCGAGAGTTATTGCAAAAGTACCAGATGTTGAAATCGATGATGTACTCAACACAAAAATTGATGGTACAGACATACCAACACTTGTGACTGTACCTCCACTAGTTCCACCTGTAGAAGCTGAAATAGTAATTGTGCCATTGCCATTTGTAATAGTCACATTAGTGCCAGCTGTTAAGGTGGATTTTGATAGTGAGCCCGTAGAGCTGTTGCCAATTAAAAGTTGTCCATCTGTGTATGATGTATTGCCAGTTCCGCCATATGATGGTGCCAATGGCACATTATTTAAGGACAAAGTACCATTTATGGAAACATCACCTTCCAAAGAAATAGTTCCAGCACCATCAATTCTCATTCTCTCAGTTGAAAAATCTTCTGCTTCTGAGTCGGTGTAAAATACAATGTCGCCATAAAGATAGCCAGACCCCAAAGTAGGGCTCACTTTTTCTTCAACCTTTATCCCAGCAAATCTGCTTAGAGAATCATCTTTCATGATTCCAAACAATACACTGCTAGTGGTTCCGCCAACCGTAAATACTGTTGGGTCACCGCCAAAGTAACCACTCAATCCTGTAATGAACTCTTGTGATTTGGCCCCATTATTAAATGTTTTGAGACCCCCTATTGTTTGTGCAGTTGTGCTTATAACTCCTCTGGCGGTAGTTGATGCATCTGGCAGTGCAAAAGTATGTGTTGAAGTTGAGGATGTTATAGTGAAATCTGTACCTGAAGTTGAGGTTGCAAATGTTTGACTTGTAGTTGTCAAGCCATTCAATGAATTTAATCTATCATTGGAAATTGTAATGCTTCCGTCACCATTAGTAATAGAGATTCCATTTGAACCTGTTAGAGTTGACTTAGTAAATGTGCCTGAAGTATTACCAATTAACAACTGACCACTTGTGGCAGTAGTAACACCTGTTCCTCCATTACTTACAGATAAAGCAGTACCTAAATTTAAAGCTCCTCCTATACCTACACCGCCTGGTACCACCAATGCTCCAGTAGTAGTACTTGTTGAGGCAGAGGCTGAAGTTAAACTTATAGTTGATGCTGAAACAGCTCCAGTGTAATCAATTGAGAACTTGCTTGAATTATTCAATTGAAAATCAATAAAATTACCAGTGAATACTGGTGTAGATGGAACATTAACTGCTATAACTGTTCCATTAGCACTGCCATTTGCAAATGTACTTGTTCCAACTAATAAAGAAATTGCAGATGTATCCCATGTAGATGGAACAGCAGTAATAGAAAGTTTTTTACCAACATTGTTCCAAAGAAGATTACTTACACCCGAAACTGTTGTTCCGGTTGAAGCATAATAAGTTAATTCACCAGCATTGCCAGAATTAACAGTTCCCGCTCCTCCACCACCTGCCAACCCAGTGTAAGAAACAGTGATAGTTCCTCCAACTTCAACACCGCCAGATAAAATGGGAGCTGAAACAATGCTAATACTTGTTCCAGCAACTAGTTGTTTGTAAATTAATTTATCTGCATCTTGGCCAACAGTTAATACTGTATTAGCAGCTCCAATAGTTGATCTTCCAGTTCCGCCCATAGAGATTGGAACTACTCCAGAAGGTTGCTCATATAATGAAACGGCAGAACCTTCGAGCTGAACTGTCCAATTTTCAGCGCCAGTGCCTATTTCATCAATTACTAAACGCAATCTTTGACCACTTGAAACACTTACATTAAATGATGGATCTGTTCTGTTGATAAAAACTTCAGTATCGCCCGCTGGCACTGTCAATTCTGCAATAAAAACAGCAGCTGGGTCGGTAGGATCAGGGAAAGCTGTATTTGCATTTACTCTTTGAACTCGAATAGTGCTATCGCCTGATGAGGCAGTATTTTCTATCTGTAAAGTAATTCTTGTTACCAAAAAAATCAAAACACTAACACCATCAGATGGTTCATATGGTACTGTAGCAATTTCTTGATCTGCCCCCAAAGTAACAGGTGTTGAGCCATTCAAAAATCTTATTATTAATGTTCTGTCAGGCAATGGGACATTTGCATTTTGCCATTTGCTCAACCCAGCATTATATTTTAAAAATTGATTATTTGAAGGTGAAGATAATTGAACATCTTGCAGATCATTGAGTCCAGATGATCCACTTACCAAGCCAGATGATGCTTTGAGAACACCGTTGAGCGAACCGATGTTAAGAGTGTTTGTAGTTGTTGTTCCTACATTTAAAGCATTACTCCAAGTGATTGATGTGCCTGTAGATTGAAGCACTGCACCAGATGTAGTTGAAATACCCTGTCTGGTCCAAGTGGTACCATTAAAATAAATTAAATCGCCTGCAGTTTGTCCGGCAATGTAAAGTGAATTAATGTTGAATGATTGATCACCATTGAAAATTACATTGTCATTGAATGTAACAATATTATTGAAAACATGTTGTCCTGTCCAAGTTGGTGCGAAACCCTGATCTAGCTGTAATGCACCTGCGCTAGTAATTGGGGCGTTATTTGGTAAATTAGTCTTGATACCAAAAATACCAGAAATACTAATTCCAAATTCGCCTAATTGTGTTTTTCTTGGCGGAACAATGTAAAATGTAGGCATAATGTTATTTTTTTCTTTAATTGTTTGAGTTAATTCTAATCATTAATTTTACAATTAGAATTTGCTTAAACCTGCGATTTTGAGATAGAAAGAGTGGCTTGAAATACTAAAGTTACTCAAAAAGGAGTAGGATTATGCCAATCGAATTTGAAGATGCCCTAAAATTTGTTCTTAAGTGGGAAGGCGGGTTTACGAATCATCCTAAAGACCCAGGTGGTGCAACAAATAAAGGCATAACACAAAGAGTTTATGATTCATACAAAAAATCTAAAAAACACCCCGCGATGAGTGTGAAACATATTTTGGATTATGAAGTAAAAGAAATTTATGGAACCCGTTACTGGGACTTGGTTAGAGCAAAATGGCTTAAAGCCCCCCTTGGATTAGTTATGTTTGATACAGCTGTAAATTTTGGACCAGCAGGAGCAATCAGAAGATTGCAAAAAGCTTTGAAACTTAACATCACAGGCACTTGGACACAAGAAATTAGTGATGTTATTCATGAATGCGATGCTGGTAAAATTGCTTTAGAAATTTGCAAATTAAGAAAAATTTGGAGAAATTACCGAGTAAAACAAAATCCATCACAAAAAGTTTTCTTAAAAGGTTGGCTCAATAGAGATAATGATTTAATGAATGAAGTTAATAAATTATTGGGGGCTGGGATTTTTGAATTAAACGAAGAAGTGTATACCGAATCAAATTCAGAAATAGAATATGATGAAAAAGAATTAATCGAAATTGCTGAAGAGGATTGGGATGAACACAGAAAACTTGATAGCATTGAAACTATTGATTAGATTATCAGAACAAGTTGGCAATTATAAGTTGGCTGATTCTATTGCTAGAAAAACAATAAAATTAGCTCAAGCCCAACAATTTTTGCCTGGCACCGAACTTCAACCGGGTCAAATGTATGAAGTTCCAACAAATGACAATTCTGTCTTTGATAAAGTTGCTCAATCAGGAATTCCTGACTACGCAACTGTCGGAGGAGAGAAAGTTCTCGTCACTCATGGATCATCTGATGGCATGTGGCTAGTACCAGATTCTGTGGTTGCAAATTTCTTTAATAATAATCCTGATTTTAAAGAAAATGGGCAAATTGGTGAAGGCGATAAATCGGCAGGAATCAACGCAAATTTTGAATCAGGCAAAAATAGATTATGGTTAAACGCACAGGGCATGCAGAAATATGCTGGAGCAAAATGGGTTGGCTGCTATGATTACATTTCAGGTAAAAACTTTGGGGCTTATGGAGGCTCCAAAGGAGCAATTGAAGTTGTAACTCAAACTGGCCCTGAAGGCCAAAAAACTTTCGTACAAACAGAATCTTAATCAACAAAAAACAAAAATGGTTTGATTATTTCAAATTTAGGAGGAAATAATCTTGAAGAACCATTTATTCAAATTAACTTTATTCGTTGTTTTAGTTTTAGGTATTTATTTATCACCTTTCAAAATTATAGTTGTAAGTGGCAATTCGATGTACCCAACATTGAAAAATAAACAAATTTTGATTGGAATGGAAGCTAACAAATTTGATAAAGAAGATGTCGTAGTTGCATATTTTGAAGATAATTACATTATCAAAAGAGTTAAATTTTTAGAAGGCGATGAATATTATTACTGGCTTAATAATAATTCAATTTTGCCAATTTTAGTTAACAAAGATTTTTATGATCACTTTAATAAGCACAATAAAGTGGAAATGGTATATAAATCAAAAATAGAAAAAAATAGAGTTTATCTTTTGGGTGATAATTCAAATAATTCTGATGATTCTAGAAGATTTGGAAGTTTAGACATTTCATCTATCAAGTATAAAATAATTTTTCCGAGGTTATAAAATGGATAATTCTGGTTGTGGTGATTCCGCTAGCATTCTGAATGCAATAAATGGCAATAGCAACATAGCTACATTAGATGCTTTTGGAAGGAATAGAGTTTCTGAACCTTTTACAATATTTGATAGTTTTCATAGGTATAGAGAAAATGAAAAATTTAGCTATTCAACTAATGGATCTGGATCAAAAACCTACAGTGCCAATGAAAGTGTAGTTAACCTGAATGTCACAAATGCTTCAGGAGATTATGTTTATCAAGAATCTAAAAGAGTTATGCCTTATCAACCTGGTAAATCTTTTCTGGTTATGAGAACTTTTGCAATGGCTACTCCTAAAGCAAATTTACGACAAAGAATTGGTTTTTTTAGCACTCAAAACGGGGTCTTTCTTGAACAAGATGGTACAACACTTTATTTAGTTTTAAGAAGCTATGTAGGTGGTTCTGTAGATGATTCGAGGAAAGTTGCACAGTCAAGCTGGAATGGCAACAAATTTGATGGCTCAGCATTTTTCCCAAGACAATTAGACGTTACCAAAGCAAACATTTTTTGGATGGATGTTGAGTGGCTAGGTGTAGGAGATGTTAGATGTGGCTTTATAGTTGACGGGGTGCCAGTAATTGCTCATACTTTTCATAATGATAACTTAAATTTAACAACTTACATGACCACAGCAACTCTGCCATTAAGAGAAGAAATCGAAAATACTGCAGGAACAAGCGGATCTTCAACCATGAAAGTTATTTGTTCTACAGTAATTTCTGAAGGTGGATATCAAGGTGCAAGCGAGGTTCGTACTGTTTCAAGTACAATAATAGCATCTGATTATAAAATGTTATCAACTGCTGGAACTTTATACCCTATGGTATCAATAAGACTCAAAAGCTCAAGACTCGATTCTGTAGTTTTACCTGTGCAAATTGATTTTTTAGGACACACTGCAGATAATTTTCAATGGAGACTTTTATTAAATCCAACTTTAAATTCAACAGGTGGGTTTACAGATTTTAGTTCATATAGTTCTGTTCAATATGATACTAGTGCTACTAGCATGTCAGACATTGGAACGGTCATTCAGGGTGGAATAGTTTATCAAAAAACAACAGCAGAACTTGGCGGAGTTCAAAATTTCAATTTGCAACTTGGAAGGACAATTCAAGGCACTAGTGATATTATTACTTTAGCAGCCTCAGGTTCTAACACAAATGCCAAATGTATTGCTGGAATTGGATGGATGGAATTAGTTTAATATTTAGTTTTCATCCAATTAAAGGTTGCTAACATACCCTCAAATAGTGGCTGGGAAACTTCCCAGCCAATTTTTTCTTTAAATAACTTATTATCAGAATTTCTACCTTTGACACCAGTAGGGCATTTAAAACCATATTTGTCATAAAATTCTTGACCCCAAATAAATTTTAAATCTATTTTTTTGCCTGAAATTTTACAGGCCATTCTTGCCAAGTCTCCAATTGTAATCATTTCTTCAGATCCAATGTTCACCGGGCCGCTAAAATCAGAATCCATTAATCTAAAAATTGCTTCTACACATTCGTCAACATATAAAAAAGATCTTGTCTGAAAACCATCCCCCCAAACTTCGAATGTGCCACCATCTGGAGTTTCAATAGCTTTTCTAATCATAGCAGCGGGGGCTTTCTCTTTGCCCCCTTTATATGTACCATAAGGTCCAAAAATGTTATGGAATCTTCCAATTTTAACATTCAAATTATAATTTCTATTAAAAGCTAAATATAATCTTTCAGAAAATAATTTTTCCCAACCATATTCTGAATCGGGATTTGCTGGATATGCACTTGACTCTTCACAATTTGGATTATTAGGATCTAATTGATTGTGCTCTGGATACATACACGCAGATGAAGAATAAAAAATCTTTTTAACACTTTTTCTCACTGCCTCATGTGCAACATTTAAATTAATGAGGGCTGAATTATGCATCACATTTGCATCATTGTTACCAGTAAAAATATAACCTGCGCCGCCCATGTCTGCAGCCAATTGGTACACTTCATCAAAGCTATTTTCTTTATCTGATTCTGAATGCTGTCCTGGTGCAAACATAATTGTGCTTACTAGACCTGGATCTCTCAAATCATCTACAATAAATTCATCACAAATTTCATCATGATCAAAGTATTCATGGGTCTTGATGTCAACAATTCTAACAAAGTGGCCCTCATTTTTCAATCTTTTAGCCAAATGCCCACCAATAAAACCGCCGCCGCCCAAAATTAATACTTTTTTCATAATTTGTAACTCACTTAAAATCAATATAGTTTAATAACTCTTTCATTCTTTGTTTATAAGTATGCTCTTTGGAAAACTCTATTGAATTTATCCTTAAATTTTCATAATCGAAAACATTTAATGATTCTAAAATTTCAAATAAATGTTTCTCATCATTATAAATTAAACAATTTTTATTATGTTCAAATCCTAAATAATCGTATTGATGATTGTGATTAGTTATTAATACAGTTCCACATCCCATTGTCTCAAAAGATCTGTAATTTACATCGATTCCTATGTTTTTATTGAAATGGTACTTGTAGGAACAAATACAATTTATCATTTCTTCACCAATTTTCCAGATATCTTTTTTCAAATAAAACTTTTTGTGTAATTCATCTATTATTTCTTTTCTATTATTATAGTTACCACAAAAACCCAATGTAAATCTTTTATTATTATGAGCTGGATAAATTAAGTCATCATCATAGCCATGTGGTAACCAAACATGGTAACTCTCTTTCACGAAATCTATAGTAGCATGAACTAGATAATTATAACCTTTGTCTAAAAAATGTTTCTCAAATACTTTTGTCCCAAGACAATGAGCGTCTCCCGCTGATAAAAGTTTAATAGGTCTATAGATAGATTTTAAATCAGGAAGCCACCAAGTGTTATAATTTTCATATGTGTAAATTAGATCATAGTTATTAAAATCTATAATGTCATTAAAATTATTATGCCCAAATCCCCAAACATCAGCAACATAACCCAAAGATTGAAAAGCTCTTTGAAATGAAAAACATTCTCGAAAATGTTTATTTTTCTCATGCTCGCCAGCACTTTGAATTATTAAAATTTTTTTCATTTTATTCTAGCCAAAACTCATTCGGAGTTTCATCAAGTTTATGCAAAAATTGATAAACATTATTAGATTTTTTTCTAAATAAACAAATCCACAAGCCAACATTACCACTGTTCAAAATTACTTTACTTGAATCAGAAATTATTGACATCACTGCTAAAAAAAGTTGAGCACTGTAAACTCTTTGACCCTTTTTTATAGTATATTGCACTGAATTTGTACTTTTATTTATTTTTGTAGTTTCTTCAATTACTATGCAATCATTAAATTTATTAGTTACTAAATCAATAAATTCTTTTTCATCTGTTTGAATTAAAATTTTATGATCAGAAAATTCATTTTTTATTTTTTCAATTTTATTCATCAAAATTTCGTAACTTGGCAAATTAGTCTCTAAAAATTTATCATTGCCTCTGAAGCAAACGGCTATTATCTTAGATGTTTCGATTTTATATTTTTTAATCAAATGTTTTTTAATGCTTAATACTTCTTCTGATAGATCAAAATAAATATCCGTTATTTTATTTACATAATCATAATTAATTTTGTGGTAATTTATAAATTGATCTTCATTACAAACTTTTGGATAATTAGAAAAATCAGAAAAGTTTTGAAAATCAAAATCATAAATTTTATTATTTTTAAAAAATTTATCAGTTATGTCATTTTGATTGAAAACGTCTACTGTGCCACCCCACCATTGTTGTATTTCATCAATTCCATCGTCTTTATAAAGTTCCCATTGTTCAGAAGAATCCACATTTGGTAAAATGTTATTTTTATGATGAAATTCGAGTATGCCTCGCAATTTAACAGTACAACAGCTGAAAAAACCAGAATTCCATGTAGTTTTTAGTACTGGGCGGTCGTTAAATAATTTAAAGAACTCTTCAACAGAAATTAAATTTAAAAGATTTTTTCTATTTAAATCAAAATAATGCCAGTCATTCAAAGCTAAATCATAATTTTTGGGAGCGTTCCAATCAAGTTGTTTTTTATTTTTTACAATGATACCAACACCCCAATCTGTATCCACAGTAAAAAATGAATGTTTTGTATTTATTTTTCTAAATTTAAGAATTGACTTATATACATCTCCATTCCATTGAACAGTTTCACGAGGAATCAAAGTCATTTCGAGATTTGTAGGATTGCAGTCATGCAAAATTACCATGCCATTATCTTTGGTTTGTCTAAGAGAATTTTCTATATCTACATCAACCTGTTCACTCAAATGTAACCCATCAATAAAAATTATATCATAAAATTTATCTTTATTTTGTTCAAAAAAATCATTTGAAGTTAATTTATAGTTTACGCCAATTGCTAATCCATTTTCAACACCAGGATCTACACCATCTTTATTTTGGCAGTTTATTCGATTGATGCACTCACCATCAAAAATTCCAATTTCTAAGTAATTTGTAAAATTATAAATTTTAATTAAATGATTAATAATGTCAAATCTAAACATTTACATTTCCCATGGATTGATTATGATTTTATTTTCTACATTTAAATCAATTTTTACTGGATGTGTTATAACGATAACTTCACATTCATCTATTAAAGATTGTAAATCTTTATAATTTGATAAAATCAAATTGTCAAAATAAGAAACTTCAAAATTTTCTTTTAATAATCTTTCATAAAGAATGTTGCCTGGAGACTCAACAGTTACATAAGTATTAGGCTTGAATGATAGTCCAAAGATGCCAATCCTTTTGTCTTTGAAATTTTTCACTTTACTATATAATAAATCATTTTGATGATCGTTTATTTTTTGTGTAGCTTTAATATGACAAGCGTCTAAACCTAAATTATCAGCTAACTTAATAAAAGCCCAAGTATCTCTTGGGAAACAAGTACCACCAAATGCTAGGCCGCTTCTAAAATAGTAAGGAGAGATTCTTTTGTCAAAACCTAAAGCTTTAGTAATGTTATTTGGATTAGCATTTAACTTTTCTGAAATGTTTCCGATAAAGTTTGCAAAACTTATCTTCATTGTTATGAATGCATTCAAGCTGACTTTAGAAATTTCAGCCTCAATTAATGACATTCTTACTATAGGAGGGCAATTCTTGAAAATTTTAGAATAAATTTCAACCGCAACATCACCATATTTACTATTGCTTTCTCCCAAAATAACAACATCTGGATTCTCAAAATCTTTAATTACCGAACCGAGAGCTACTAAATCAGGAATATAGACTAAACCAAAATTTTCATTCAATTTTTTATTTGTACATTCTTCAATTTTTGATATGAATTTATCCAAACTTGTTGGCATTACTGTTGAACTTATGATAAATAAGAAATCGTTCTTCTTTGTATTATTCAAAGCAAAGCAAATGTCATCAAGCGCATCGTAAATGTACTTATTTGAAAATTCTCCATTTTCATCAGATGGAGTATTAACCAAAATTATGGCTACATCTGTAGATTCTACCACTTCTTCAAAACTGAAAGAATATTCTATGTTGTCTCTACCTGCAATTAAATATTCTTTCAAATTTGATTCATAAAATGGTAATTCATTATTCTTTAAAAGTTTTATTTTATTTTGATCAACATCAATTCCAATTATTTTTTGCCCATTATACGCAAAAGTACTCAATAAAGGCAAGCCCAATTTGCCAAGGCCAATGATAGAAATTTTTTCTTTAGTCATTTTTACACTCTGATAAAACACAACGTATTTTTCCAGTTGTTTTATCTCTTTCAATGTCATCAACAAAAATTATTTCAGTAGGTAAAATACCAACTCTCTTTTCAACTTCAAATTTTAATTTATTAAACATTTGTATACTTCTATCTTCTGATACTGCCTTGAATGTAATTGATTTATCTTTATGTTGTAAAATTTGAAACATCTTTATTTCCTTAATGTTTGCCATAGCTGTGTAAAAATTAACCGAAGGTATTTTAGCTCCATTTTTTGCAAAAATCATGTCATCAGCTCTGCCAAAAATTTCTTTAACGGTGAATGGCCTGGAATTATTCTTAACGACATCAAAATTCAAATCAGCTTGATCATTTGTTTTATATCTTAAAAAAGGCATGACGTAATTCAAAAAAGGAGTACCTATTATAAAACCTTCTTCATCAAATTCTGTATATGAATAAGTTAAATCTTCATGATAGTAATTACTCAAATTTGATTGATACATAAAAGATGCTTTTTCAATCAAACCATAATGCATTTTGATTTCGAAACCAAAATAATTTTTTACCTTATCGTTCCAAGAAGGCAAACATTTTTCAGAAGCACAGTGTATCGACGTTATATTATTTAATTTCAAATTAAATTTTTCTAACAAACAAGTAAGCCAAAAAGCTGTAGAAGGATAAGTTACAATTACTCTGGCTGGTAATGAATTTATAATTTCAACATATTGTTGAATAAACTTTTCATTTAGATGAAAAGGAGACATGTAAATTCTTTTAAGCTCATAATCTTTTACGAAAAGTTCGCTTTCATCACGGGGCGAGTGTCTCCTTATCCAAACAGACCATTCATCATACAAATTTGCACCGTGAGATCTGAAACTGTGAAGGATGTAAGCAGCTTCCTTTTTATAAATTGAATCATCGCCATAAAATCTTAATTTTTCACCTGTAGATCCAGATGTTTTAAACAAAGTTCTAGGCCCATTATAATTTGTTGCTATTAAAGAATCAAAATTATCATTTATAGTTTTCTTGTTCATTAATGGCAATTTGTTCATACAGTCAAATGATTGGATGTTAACATCAAATTCATAATCTGCAAATAATTTAGAATAGTATGGCACATAATTTTTGCAATGCAATAAAATTCTTTTAGTTTCTTCAAATTGGTAATCTTTTGCTCTATCATAAGACCAATTATCAACTTGGCCAAGAAAATCTAACGTTTCACCAAATAATCTGCCATACCTATTACGGAATGGGACGATGTTGTAATAAAGCTTTTTTATAGTTGTCGGCTGCTTTTTAATTATTCTACTAATTATTCCCATTGAAAAAATCTTCCGAATTTATTGCTTTGTCATCAACAAAATAATCTGCATTGAATTTGACACCTGTTCTTAGTTCATGAAATTTTAAACCAAAATCAATCAATTGATTATAAGTTTGTTCATACCAATTCTTTTTAGAAACACAACCTCTAGCAGTTTCTATTATTATATAATTACCTTTTTCAAATAATTGATTTATTTTATTAATTCTTTCTTCGAAAGGTTTGGCATTCAAATAATCCCAATTGCCGTCTTGGTCTTTAATTGTATCGCAAATTGTATTATCTAAATCAAAAACAAATCTCATTGTAAATCTCTATCCTCATTAGGAATTGCACCACATGACATCAGATGGCCATGTCTTGAAATCATTATTTGCATGTTCTTTAAAAAAGAATTATAATGAATGTTTTGATTAACTCTAGTGCTTACAGCCCATTCCCGCTCAGAATCAAAATCAATCCAATAAAGACCACTTACTTTTCCAAATTCATTGAAAGCCTTATATGATAAATCATGATCATCAAAATTATCAGGTGCCAATTCTTCGTCAAAGTAATTTAGCTTTACTACATCTGAAAAATCATACATTAAAGGACCTCTGATTGCAACTTCTCTAACACCAAATTGATTTCTAGAATAGCCTGTCCTTCTATCTGCGCCCATTGGAAATACCAATTCGTTTTCAAAAATAAAATTATTATGAGCAGTTTGTGCAGAAACTGCAAACACATCTTTGAATTCAAGAAATGGCTTCAACATTCTTTTGTCAAATTCTTTTTCTTTTATTACCATGTCATCCTGAATTATTATTACATAATCATTTTCTACTCTTTTGAACCCAGCATTATTTGCTTTGGTTTCAAACACATTGTCAGTAAAAACATAATCTATCTTAATTTTTAAATTTTTGAATTTATTTTTGATTATTGATTCACTATTATCAATACATCCATCTAAGACCACGACTATCTGTTTAACATTATCTGAAATGGAATTTACAATTCCTTCACAAACCATGTCTATGTATTTTTCTTGATTATGCACATTCAATAAACAACTAACACGATTATTCATTTTTTTAACCTTTGAAATACTCTGTTATGACCCACACAAATGACTTCGACAAAATCGGCATCAAATTCTATAGTATCTTTGATAGCATTGCACACATCCAAATGACCCTTAAAATTATCAGGAGGTAAATCTTTAAAGCAAGCCGAATCATCAAACACAATTATAGCGCCAGATTTGCAAACTCTCTTCATTAATTCAATGTCAGAAATTACAACTTCATAATCATGGCTGCCATCAATGTACATTAAATCAAAGTATTTAAGCTTTTCAATTTTATTCATAACTTCTTTGTCATTAGAACTTCCAATAATTAAATTTTTATCAGCATCAAATTCTAAATCAAAATAATTGAAAATACCACCTATTATTTGCTTGTAATCTGCTTGTTCATAATTTGAGAATTTATCACCTAGCCCAATCAATGGGGTTACTCCATAAAATTCAACTTTTTTATCCATAGAATTAGATAAAAGCTTGACTAAACTTAAAACTTGACCTTTATAAACTCCGATTTCTATAAATTTAAAAGAAGGGGGCATTAAATTTATAATTTCACGCCACATAGCATGAAATGGCCTTTCTCCAAAGCCCAAATTATTGCTTTCTACATAAAATCTATGAGATTTTAATAAATCATCTTCTTCAAACTTATTGCAAAAGTGATCATAAATTTGAGTCAAATTATAATTAGAGAATTCTATAAAAGGTTCCATGAATTAGGTATGTCTTCTGTCCAATGATGTGATTTCCAAATGTAAGGCACAAAGATGTTTTCTTGTTCATCCTTTAAGTAAGCAGACCAAGCAGAAAGTGTAGATGGCGCAATTATTAATATTTTACATTTACTCAGAATAATTAAGTCAATAAACATAGGTTCATTTTCTATAAATTTTATTGGCTTGTCTATTTCTAAATCTTTAATGAATTCTTTTGCCCTTTCTGTATTGTCAGAAATTACATAAACTTCATCATAATCATTACTTTTATTTTTTAAAATTGATAAGTAAAAGTCTTTGGGCACTTCTACAGCTGGAGTATTATCAGTTTCTATGCCCAGCCTGAGGTGTAAACCTAAAATGTTTTTTTGATTTAAATCTGAATAAAATTCATTCACATAATCATATATTTTTGAATTGAAACTATTTTTTACACTATTGATAAAGTCTTTGATAAAAAAATAATGAAAAAAATATCCCATTACCACAGTATCAAACTCAGGGTCTATTTGTAGAACATTGTGTTCAAAAACCAATTTTTTATTTTCTATAATTTTATTTAAACTAGATTCTGATAAATTCCAATTCAAATTAGGGAAAATTTCATCAATAGACTGAGGCAGCCCCTCTTTTTTTAATAACTTGTGACCACCAAATTGATCTAAATCAGAATCTTTATGAATTAACATTCTAAATTTTTTGAAATCATTTTCCTGGGGCTTTACAACATGAAATTGCAAATCGCATTCGTATAAATCTTGCAACCTGAAAGCATTTGCCAATTGATATAATCTATTGCCAAAGCCCCCTATAAAAATTGGATTAATAGCCATTTAATATGTGTAATCCTTTTTTCTATGATGTAAGAACATCTGGGGGTAAAGCCTGTCTAAACAAGAATTACCCCATTCTGAAGGGTCTACCAAAGGCTCTATCCCTTTATTTATTGCTAATAAAGAAAGAACGCTTTGATCATGCCTGTGATCATAGTAACCTGGATAATTATCTCCAAATTTATTAGGAGTATCTGTTAAAATGAATTCATCTCTGCACAGCTCCAAATACTGCCTTGCAAATTCCAATGAAAAATCATTCTTCTTATAAATTTGATAAGATGCATTTAAATGCTTACCATAAACATACTTGTCTTCATCGCAATTCATTAATACAAAAGAGTCTCTTTTGCATGAAATGTAATTTTGAGCACAAACCCCATTTTCCATGCCATCTCTATTATCAAAAAGAATAATTCCTTTTTCATCAAAATAATCATAGAGTAAATTTGGATCATTTAAAAAGATGTTACCAGCATCTACATAAAATATAATGTCACCATCTTTTACACAACTTAATACATCATAAATGAAATAAGGCTTCCACAACCAATAACCGGCGCCTCTTTTTTGATCTAAAATCTTACTATTGGCTTGATAAAATTCTTCTTCTATGTCTTCCTTTGAAAAGCTGAAACAATGATCAAAATAAGAATTAGCACTCTTGATTAAAGATTGCTTTGCCAATTCGTAATCTGCAGAGCCAAAAACAATCAAATACTTCATTTCTAATCCTTGAATGATTCCAATTTGCTTTTAGCCTTCACATCATTGGGAAATCTTTTTGTGCATTCAAGCAAAGTTTTAATTGCATCATTCACTCTATTTGTTTTTTCATAACACAGAGCTAATAAATGAAATGTAATATTATCACAGTTTTCTTTTTTGATAGCTTCTTCAAAATAAGGAATTGCAGAATTAAAGTCTTTAGATTTATAAATAAAAAATCTTCCCAGTTCGTCAACCATGTATGATGATTCAGGATTATTCTTGACCCCTAATTTTAAATAATTGAGGGCCTTGGCTTTGAATTCTTCACTTCTAGCCTTATTATCCACCGCCATAGACCAATAGTAATAACCTAAATCAGAGTAAGCTTCTAAATCTTTAGGATTGTACTTTACCTTTTGTTGCACATGGTACAGCATTTCTGGATAATTACCTTCGTGAAAATAATAATCAGCTTTCAAATGATGAAATTTCCAAGCCTTATCCAAATCTTTTGTTTGAAAATTTAATAAAAGAACACTTGTTAAAAGTAATGTGAGATTCATATAGCACCAGTAATGTATAATTTTATATAAATTATAAAGTACATTTCAAAATGAAAAAGTTAATTTATTTTACTATTGGCAAAAACTTATTATTTGTTAATTTATTTAAAATGTGCATCGAAACTTTAAATAAAACAGGGTACGATGGCGACATACTCATCATCACTGATTGCAAAGAAAAAATCGAAAGACAAATCAAATTTATCAATAATATTTACTTTTTAGAATCTGAAAAGTGCACTTTATTGCAATCAAGCGCTAATAAATTCAAAATTTACAAATTTGATAAAATACATGAGTACAATAAAATCATTTATTGTGACGTAGATTGCCTATGGTGCAAAAATCCAGATTATTTATTTGAAGTAATCAAAGATGATAAAATTTATGTTTCAAATGAAAGACACTTGTTATCGGAAAAATATTACAATTGTAATTTAAATGAAAATGAAGTTGAGTTTATAAAAACTAATCAAATCAGAGGTTTCAGTGCTGGATTTTTTGGATTTACAAATAATTGTATTGAAACTTTTGAAAAGCTCGATAGTTTAATTCAACAGCATCCAGAAAATGCAACCTGGTTAGAGCAACCAGTTTTTGCAACTTATCTTTTCAAAAACAATTTATTTTCATTAGATTTTAATAATCTAGTTTCTCACATTGGCAGAACAATCACCCAAAATAATCAAATTTTTGATGGTGTAGTGTTGCATTTCGGCGGAGATGTCGGAAATTATTTTGAAAAGTATTCTTTCATGTTTCAATGTAAACTCAAAAGGCTATAGTTATGCAGTATTTTCAAACACGAGATGATTTGATTTCATCTTTCCCTAAAAATTCTATTATTGCTGAAATAGGTGTATTCAAAGGGCAATTTTCTAAGATTATCAAAACTTTTCTTAATCCCAAAGAATTGCATTTGGTTGATATTTTTACTGGAACAATGTGTTCAGGTGATAAAGACGGCAATAACATTGTTTGGATCAATTTGGACCATGAATTCAATGTCTTAACTAATTATTTTAAAGGTCAAGAAGAAGTTAAATTGCACAAGGGAAAAAGTGAAAACATTATTGCAAATTTCCCCGATGATTATTTTGATGTAATTTACATTGATGGTGATCATTCTTACGAAGGCGTGAGTATTGATTTGAATTTGGCAAGAAAAAAAGTAAAACCTGGTGGTATCATTTCCGGCCATGATTATGCATTTAATTTTTTACCTGTTATGCGGGCTGTTAATGATTTTATAGCTCAAAATAATCTAAAAATTGATTTTATAACTTTGGATGGTTGCCCCTCTTTTGGAATAATTAATAATAAATGATGAAATTCAATAATTTTGGGCGCACGGGCGTTTTTGTTTTACAAACCGCCCAAAATCATTGAATAACCATCTTACAGGTTCTAATAAATAAAAATTTTAATCATAGTCTTATGGAAGAAGAAAAATTAGAATTAACGCCTGAACAAATAGAACAGATTCATGCTGATAATAAAAATACTCCACCAGAATTGCAACAATTCAGAAGTGATTATGCCAAAACTTTCACTGAAATGCAGCCACAAAGTGCACAACACTTGAATGAATTTAGAGAACAAATACAAGAAACTACAGATTCTCATTTCAAAAATCTGAGAACATTACCACGAACTGTAAAATCTCCAGATTTTCCAACTTTTGAAGAATGGGTTAAAAATGTAGACACTGAAACCTTAAAGCAACAAATCAAAACCAACGCTGAAGAAATAACCAAAAAAAATCCAGAAAAAGTTTACTCAGAAGATGATTTAAAACAAATTCTTGATAATAAACTTCAATACTTCTATCATCAAGCAGCACTGTTACATAAATATAACACAGAATTCGGAATAAACTTAGATTATCGCAATCCAGAAGAAAACTTCAATAAATTTATGTCCGATTACTCAAGCTCTTTAGTAGAGCATTTGGGTGATAAAATTCCAGATACAGCGAACAGAGGTACTATTACATTTGTAATAGGTTATTCTGGTGCTGGAAAATCATCGGCGATAGGTGAAGTACAAAAAATACCAAATACTCCGTTTGAAATAAATCAAAACGGTTCTCTGGTCATGGATTCAGATAACATACAACCATTTATCCCAGGTTATGCAGGCGGCGCAGGGTCTCAAAATACAAGCGCTTATGCACTATCTATCCATCGTCAATTATTGCAAAAAGCTATGGAAGATAACAAAGACGTAGTTATACCAATAGTTGGTGGACAATTAGCTAACATGACTAGTGAAATCGCAAAAGCATTGCTAGCAGGTTATAATAATGTTGTTATCAAACTTGTCAACACACCAGCTCACGTTAGTTATCAAAATGTAGTTAGTAGAGCAATGCAAGAAGGGGCAAGAATTATTCCCCCAACAGTTGGCGCATCATCAAATCCATCAGCTGTCTTTGAAACTCTTAGTGGAATTAATTCACAAACTGGAGAAAAAATAACTGATGAAAATCTGGATGATGTAAAAAGAAAAATTTTAGATGCAATAATTAAAGATTTAGGGGGCAAGAAAAAAGCAGATCCTCAAGAACTGCAAAACAGAATGCAACCTTACAACAACATTGAAGATAAAGTGCAATTTGAATTAATTCAAACAAGCCGACCAAACTTAGCAAAACTCTTATTACAAACCATAAGATTTGCACAAAAATTCGAAGTTGCCCAAAAGTATACAATTTCTGATAAACTTACCAGAATTGCAATGACGATAATTAACAAAAAAACAGGATTTTAAATAATTTTTTATAATCAAGAAAATAGTGTTGTGTGCTAGGCACACACTTAAAAATTGTGCGTAGCACATGGAGAAAATAATAATGAAAACAGTATTAGCTGAATTACATGAACTTATTAATGACCTTGAAGATCAAGGCCTTACCGCAGAAGCATCAACACTCCAAGAAGTGTTTGTAAGAGTTGCTGAAGAAGCCGACATGGATGCAATGGAAGAGCCAGCAGAAGATGATGATCTCGCAAATGATGTTGCAGGCCTTCTTAAGAGCCACTCCGCGTCTGAAGTATTGGCTGAAATTGCAAAGCAAATGGGTGGTGGCGAAGAGCCAGCATCAGAACCAGATGAAACATCTTCTTTCGCATTTGGCGATGAGCCAGATTCTGGGGCAGATCCAGAAAAGCAAGCAATCGTAAGTAAGTATACTATGATGTATATCACTCAAAAAATGAGTGCAAACGATGCCTTGGCAGCAGCACAAGCAGAATGGTCAAAACAAGACACTGATCCAATTGTGTTTCAAGAAATTACAAGTGGTAATGCTAAGGCTCCTGGACATGATTATGCTGCTGGAATGGCAAAATCTATCCATGAAGAGCAAAGAAGACACAAGGAAAAATATCCTAATTCCTATAGAAGCATGTACGACTAGTCGAAAATTTAATTCAATTTAAATCCCCTTACAGAGGGGATTTATTTTTTATAGGTGACAAAACATTTATTTTATAAATATTAAAATATAAACCAATTTGAGGATTCAAATGAAAAAAGTATTAGCAGAATTACATGAATTAATCAATGAGCTCGAGGACAATGGCTTAATTGCAGAAGCTTCCTCCCTTCAAGAAGTGTTTGTAAGAGTAGCACAAGAAGCTGACGTAAAAGATGATCTTGCAAATGATGTAGAAAATGTTCTTAAAAGTCACAGCGCCGCTGAAGTTTTGGCAGAAATTGCTAAACAAATGGCATCAGAATCAGAGCCTGAATCTGACACTCAAACCATGTCTTTTGCTTATGAAGGTCCAGAATTTACCGAATCAGAAAGAACATTAGGAACTGAAAAAAATCCTCTCTACGAGGGCGTTGAGGGCCCACATCGTATGCATGGGGGTTTTCGTATATCGCCGTTGCGACGGCAGCCACTGGAACGCCAACCTGAACCTGCCCCTTACAAAGAGCCAAAACATGTAATTATGAATGAATTCATTGGTCAAGCCATTAAGGGAGACATGAGACCAGATGATGCATATTTTATGATGATTGAAAGACTTCAGTCCAATGGATATAAAATTATTCCTTCTAAACCAGAATTTGATACATATGTAATAAATAAATCAGAAATAAATCCAAACTTAACTGTACGACAAGACATAGTACCACCCCGTAGTGGAATTGTTAATAGAGGGCAATATCAAACATATGTAAAAGATAAACGTGATGTTGACCCAAATTATGACCCAATTAAAGAATTTGATGAGCAAATTAAAGATATGAATAAGAGGTACGAAGGTTATTGGTCCACTGGTAGCCGCTTTTAAATTTTAAATCCTTTTATACTAATAAAGATAAGGCAAAGCTAAATGAGAGAAGTATTAGCCCAAATACATAACATTGCAACACAATTAGAAAATAAAAAAGCATTCGCACAAGCAGAACAGCTTAATGAAATCTTTATCAAAATAGCAGCAGAAGTAGAAGCTGCTAAAAAGAAAAAGAAAACAAAGAAGAATGTACCAACA